ACAATGCAGTTGGTATGGGTATTGTTCCTTCTGAGTTGGATATGGCTGACCCTGATTTGTCCGACACAGATATTTCTATGCGACAAATGGAGAGAAGACAAGAGTGGCTTAACAAGAATCAGGACAGACGTTCTAAGGAATTGAATGAGTCTATGCACTTGCAGGGTTCTCCTTTTGTTGCATCTGGTGGAGCAGTTGCTCCTTCTTCATTTAATACAGCTATAAGCAATGAGGCAAACCGCTTGTCTGATGTTGAGTATGGTGCTTATAATACCGCCAAGGCTTATAATCAGATGTTACGTACCACTCTGCTTCAGGAGTTGAAGGAACAAAAGCAGAGAAATGAAAATGCTGGTTGGTGGAAAGATAAGTGGAATGACGTTTCCAATTATTTTGGTGCGATGTTTAATACCATGCTTGACCCGAAGTTATATTCTCAGGGTGTTATGGATGCAGCTATATCAAACAATTTGCTCCAAGTAAAAAAGGGCATGGAAGATGGAACAATCAAGAAAGGTTCCAATGCAGGAAATGCAGCACAAGCTATGCTTGGTGCTATTCAGCAGCAACAAGGAGAAGCTGCTAAACAGCAGCAGTATGGCACAAAGGCTTATCAGTATGGAGACATGAGTGGTCGCTCTTTGAAGTTTATGGCAGACTTTGCGTCAAGCGGATGGAGAAATGTTATGACTACTGGTTTTACTAAGGCAGGAGAAAAGGTTGGAGAGAAAATGGCTCTCGGTGCTCTTGGTAAATGGTTCACTAAGAATACTGGTCGTGTGCTTGGTGATATGGCTGGTAGTGCAGCATTGGCAGCAACCAACCAACTTGGTTCTACATATAATAATGTGATAGAACGTTATGTTGGAATGAATAACGAGAATGGTGGTGTGACCCAAGACAAGAATGGCGATTTGAAGTTCAATGAAGGTGTCAGTCTTGGTAAGGCTATCAAGGATGGCTTTGGCTCTGCTACAATAGAGAATTTCTCGGAAATGTTCGGTGAGTATCTACCTGGAGCACCTAAGTTGTTGTCAAAGTTAGGGCTTTCTAAAGTCTCTGCTTTCTTTGAAAAGATAGGCAATAATGCTTATTATAAATGGTTGAGCAACGCAACTAACAAATCAGGAATCCAAGGTGTGATGGCTGAGATTTCGGAAGAGGAGTTTGGTACTGCCCTTCATGCAGCATGGGGTGATGGAGACGGAAGTTGGAGTGACTTCAATGTCTTCACGAATCCTGATGCAAGAGAAAAGCAGATTGATACTTGCCTTGGAATGTTCTATTCTGTTGGCTTTATGCAGGCTCCTCGAACAGCTGTAGGTGCTATAAATGCTGTTCAATATTTCAATATCAAACATCAGGTTGCCAAAGCAGATAAGTTCGGTCAGGTGATGTTTAATGACAAGTGGGATGAAATCAAAAGCAAGATTGATGTAACAACAAATGCAGACTTGACTAAAACGGTATTGGATGCTACTCGCTCAGACTCCATGACTGCTAAGCAGAAAGGTGCAGTTATTAATTATGCTATGTTCCTTAGCAAACTTCGTGGATTCAATCAGGCAGCAGATGCTAAGACAAAAGATAAGGTTGAAGAAGGTGATACCGCTCCGACATTATCCAACGACCTTGATGATGCTTACACAGAAGGTCACAATGCTGATGATACAGATAAGCACAATATCCAGTTGGAGCAGAACGACAAGGCGAATGAACTTGCCGCCATGTTGCATATTACTCCAGAGCAGCTACATGATATGACAGATGAAGACTTGGAAACTATGACTGGTCAGAATGATAAACTTGACCAAGCTATCTACGATTATCAAGTATCTACTGCCAAGTATCAGGGTGTGATGGATGGTGCACAGGATGAAGTTGATATGGCAGCACATCAGGCGGCTATGGAAACGGATAATATGACTGACCTGAGTCGTGGAACCGTCCGTAAGGCAACCATTAAAGCAACTGGTGGCTTGGAAGACTATGAGGTGTACATTATTAGTGGTAATATCGCTACTCATGATGATGGCTCTATAGACGTTGGTAATAGTGATGATATGATTATCTACTATGACCCGACAACTGGAAGAAAGGAACACGCTGATGCTATGATGTTCGCTGACCTCATCGAAGAACTCCCTGCTGCTGACGTGAAGGCTCAGGCTATTAATGATGCAAAAGAGAATGTTATCAAGAAAGTGGCTGGCATCATTGACGGAACCGTTGAAGTTGGCTCCCAGTTCTCTGTTACTGATGCAGATGGAACAGAGCATACTTATGAAGTGCTCGCTGATAATGGTGATGGTACTGCCATGATTACTATTGATGGTAATGTACCTACAGAACTTGTTAAGGGCGAAAATGTACAGATACCATATTCGTTTGCAGACTTGCAGCAGATGAAAGACTTGGAAGACCAGAAGAGACTGGAAGCTGCCAAGGCTCAGCGTGAACAGATGGAGAAAGAACGTGCTGCCCAGCAGAATCAGGAGACAGAAGAGACTCAACCTTCATTTGATTTCAATCAGATTCTCAATGATGATGGCAACGTGGTACTCGTTGATGTGCTTGATAAGGATGGCAACACCAAATATCCTGACTCTAGATTGTTTCTCATCCGTGATACTGGTGCCAAGGCTAAGGTAGTTGAGTTGAAGAGTGATGGAACAATCGTTCCTCATGCTGTGAACAAAGAAGATGTGGCAACAATCTCTTCTATGTCGCTTGACGAATACAAACAAGCTATGCCTGAATCCTCAATGATAGAGGATAATAGTGGAGAAGAATCTGACGAGGATTCTCAGCTTGCAAATCTCGGTTTGCCTAAAGGTAGCGAGATATGGATGAGTGGCGATGGTTTCGGAAGACCAAAGGAAAGCACTCTATCAAGAGTTGTCGGTATTGATGAGCAGGGTAGTATCGTCCTTGAAGATAAGGATGGTAAAAAGTGGTCTGCATCATTTGATTATATCAACAACCATCGTGAGCTTCCACCTTTGGATGAGAATGCCAATATCATTAATGAGGAGAACAATCAATCGGAATCAAATGCCGATGAGAATACTCCTGCTCCTGAGCAGACTCCTGCCATTACCCTTGAAGATGGAACCATCGTTCCTATGTTGGAGGATGGCAATCCTGACTTCTCGAAGCTGACTGCCGCACAGACTGCTGAGTTGTATGACTCTCAGTTTGGTGAGGATGCAGATAGTATCGTGTCTGGATATGTGTCTGATGCCAAGAAAGCACTTGACAAGGCGAACAGCATGACCGTGAAGGGTAAGACTTTCGTGGAGCAGAAGGCGGCTAAGCAAGCCAAGGAGAAGGCTATTGCTGATGCTCAGGCGGCTTATGACTCTGCTATCGCTATCCGTGATGCTTATAATGAGCGACAACTTGCCAAGGTGGAAGATACTGCTGATGGTAGAAAGGAACTCATTGAGAAGGCAAGAAGAAAGTTCGCTCGCTTGAAGAGTGCTGTGAAGGATGATGCTGAGGCTGTATCACAACTCTACCGAGATACCATCGGCTCTCTCCTTCATCGTCTGTATGATAGTACTGGCATTGACGTTACTGATACAACTCCGCTTACTGCTGAGGAGTATGTGGCTAGCAACCTCGGTGCTCACTCTCTTAACTATGAGGGTACAGAGACAAGTAAGGGTGTTAAGCAGGAGACTGGATTGAGCAGAGAAGATTTTGCCAAGACCCAGTTGCTCGCTGCTGATGGCAAGGGAACTACTATTGATTCGCTCGTTCATAGCTTGTGGGAGAATCGTCCATCCAACCTTGAATCACTCGACACTCAGGATATTCGTAACGCTCTTATCGGTGTACTCAATAGCGGTTTCAAGGCATCGGAAGCAAGGAATTTTGTTGAAAATATTCGCATTGCTCAGGCAGAGAACATACTTGAAGAGCAGAAACGTGCTCAGGAGAATGCAGCCTATGCTGAGCAGCACAAGGCTGAGCCAGAGGCCGAGTTGAAGGCGAAGTCGGATGAAAAGGCTGAGTTGAAGGCGAAGTCAGAGGCGAAGTTGGATAATGAATCGTCTAATGAATCTAATGATTTGTCTAATGAATCGGATAATGAGAAGACAAATGACAAAATAAATGATAATATAAATGTTCCTGAGGATGCTACTGATGAAGCACCTTTAGGCGCACAGCGTGATGAATCTGACCTTCCTTTCTCTGCTAAGGAGAATAGCAAGCAGCAGACAACTGCCGAGCGTGCTGCTGACGTAGAGAAGAATAAGGTGGATGATATGAAGGTCGTTGACAATATCGTAGGGCAGAAGACTCGCAAGGCTTTCGAGAGACTGGCTAAGATGATGGGTGCTAACATTCAATGGCAGTACTCTGACAAGTTGGGCAACGGCTGGATTCAGGAGACTACGGATGCCGATGGCAACGTGCATCGTACCATCTTCGTCACTCTTGACTCTTCTATCACGGAAGGTGCTCAGTTTATCTTCGGTCATGAAATGACCCACCAAATAAAGAACCTGAACCCTGCTGCATACAATGAGTTGACTCAGCTTGTGCTTGATACCTATGGCTCTGATGCCTTCGACAAGGCGGTAGATGAGACCATGAAGAGATATTCTGATGCTGGATTCTCTGGACGTGCTAGAGATTACTATGCTGAGGAGGTTGTTGCTGATTCGGTAGGTGAAATGATTCGTGACCTCAACTTGGCTCATACTCTCGCTATGAAGATGTCTCATCCTCTGCTCGCTGCTATCCATGAGATATTGCAGAAGATTAAGTTGGCATTCTTTGGTACTGAGTATAGCGATGTGACCAAGAACATCATCCGCTCCATCGAACAAGCCTATGTGAAGACTGCCAAAGGTGAGGTGACAAACTCTGAGACTGGCGAAGATGTTTCATTCTCTCTCCGTTTGAAGTCTGCTATTGAAGAAACAGAAACCAATCCATCTGACGCACAGAAGGAGAGTGGCAACTATAAGAAGGGACACATCAAGTTCGGTGGCTACGATTACACTATAGAAAATCCAAAGGGTTCAACTCGCTCAGGCAAGGATGCCGATGGTAAAGAATGGAAAGTTACCATGCACGATACCTATGGCTATATACGTGGCAAGTTTGGCAAGGATGGTGACCATTTGGATATGTTCATCAATGATAAAGCAGACCTTGATAATTGGAATGGTGATGTGTTTGTCGTTGACCAAGTGAATCCTGATGGCTCGTTTGATGAGCATAAGGTGATGTATGGCTATGACTCCATGGATGATGCTAAAAAGGCTTATCTCGCCAACTATAGCGATGGGTGGAAAGGTCTTGGAAATATTACTGGAGTAAGTAAGGATGAGTTCGACAAGTGGCTTGATACGAGCAATCGTAAACTAAAGCCATTTGCAGACTATGCTAAAGTAAAGTTCTCGTTGAAGGATATAAAGCCAGTAGGTGTTGGTGCTTTCGGAAATATATACAATCAGTTCCGTGGTAATGCCAAGGCTGCAATCGAGTTCTTGAAGAAGGTTCGTGGTGGAGAAGCTGTCGGTGCTCTTCATCACAAGGATATTGGTGATATTGATTTGGTTTGGGGCAAAGAAGGAACTGGACATAGTGACGGCTATGGTCTTTCTAAACTTGTGAAGTATCATCCTGAGGTTCTTGATAATTTGCAGGAGATTCTGAATGATATGCGTGTAGTTTCAAGCAGTAAGAATCGTGTAAACTTGGAAAGTGAAACCCATAAGGCTGGTGTTCGTCTTACTTGGGATGGAGAAAGAAAATCTTGGTTGTTGACTGCATTTAAAAAGGAAACTTCGGCAAGCGACAAGAGGACAGACACTGCCGCTACTTCGTTGGAAGGTGACACCGCTCTCTCCCAAACCGAAGGTTCTGCTGCAAAGATAGACAATTCTTCTGAAACTGCCAAGGAAAATGGCGAAAAGTTTTCATTGAAGGACGAAAAAACTCTTGCAGGAGTGCATAACATATCAGAAGAGAAGCTGTTGAAGGCTATCAAGCAAGGTGGTCTTGCCAATCCGTCTGTGGCAGTCATTGACTCTAGTAGGCAAGACCATAAGGCGTATGGTGGCATTTCCTTGATTCTGCCTTCCGATAAGATTGCTAAGAGAACTGGAAAAAATGCAGGTACTTGGCAAGGTGATGCTTATACTCCTACTTATCCAGAAGTGGAGAAACAGATGAGCAATAAGGGGGCTGAAAAGTCTTCTTCGGATGTTCTTTCTGTGCCAAAAGAAATGCAGCATGAAGTAAGAAATGGTATCGACCGATGGTTGAACGGGGGCGATGCAAACTCTGGTTTGAAGTATCTCTTCCTTCATGAGAAGGGTGTGGCTCCTGAACCGAAGATGATTCAGCCTAAGTTTAGTGATGAAGCATATAACGAGTTGAAGTTTATTACTGCTGGAGACTTCAATATCTATGGTATCGGCAAGGCTGATGCTCAGAAGGTCTTGGATATGTACATTGAGGCAAAGTTTGATGGCGATAAGGATTTGTATGAGGAGAAGACCAAGGCTTGGCTGGAAAGAAATAAGTCTATCGTTGATGCTGGTGCTAAGGGTGGAATGAGATATGCCATTGCCAAGGAGAATGTTGAACTATATGATGAATATGGTTTCAACTATAAGGGTGTGCAGACCTTCGTCCGTGATGTAGAGTATGACCATCGTAAGAGTGGCGTTGATACGAATGCTACGCTTAATGAGGTTGAAGACTACATCAAGACCAATAACCTGACAGATGAGTTCAATACTTGGCTGGAAGGTAAGGAAAAGGAATATGGTATTAAGGAGGTAATCTTTGATGGCTTTACTCCTAGCGGCAATCGTAGATATGTGCCAAACACCTTGGAGAATGTTTCAAAGTTGATGAAGAAGCAAGGACGAAATGGTGCAACTGGTGCGGCTGTATCTTTCCAAAACTTTGCTGCAAGACTGATGCCTTTTTATGGAACATTGAAGGATATTCGCTCCAAGAAAGGTTTGTTGACTTCTGACCGAGAGAAATTTGATAAATTCAGAGAAAAGTGGTCGAATGTATTCTTTGAACTTGGCATGAAGTGCCAGCCTGATGCAACTGGAACTTTTGACGATTATGGTTTGGCAAGACTCTCTGAGGCGGCAATGACAAGTGACCCACAAGCCTATTTGAAGAAGGAGTACAATGTGGACTTCTCAGATGAGGACACGAAACGCTTGAAGGAAATGGTTAAGGCTATCAAGGAAGAGCATCCTGCCATGTACTTTGAGACTAAGTTTGAACGTCCAGTTAGATTTGACGAGTTCTCTGCTGCTGTTGTTCCTACTACTACCAAGAAAGAGGTGAAGGAGGCATTGAAGAATGCTGGTGTATCAATATTTGAGTATGACGAAAAGAGCGATGCAGACCGAAAGCGTGCCTTCAATGAAGCTATCAATAGCAGCGACAATATCCGATTCTCTCTCGCTGGTGAGCGTGGTGCGGCTGCTGCTGACAAGGCAGAGGAACGTACCTTCCGTATGGATAATCTCTCTGTGGCAAAGGATATGGAGAAGAACAAAAAGAAGGCTAAGGCTATCAAGGCAGCTACTGGCTGGGAGCGTGGTGCTGATGGTAAGTGGAGATACGAAATGCCTGATGTTGTTCTCCGTGACCCGAAGGAATGGGTGAATAAGAAGACTCTGACTCTCTCTGATATTGTAGAGAAACCAAACGATTTGTTTAAGGAATACCCTGAGTTGTTTGATGCTTATCCTGAATTGAAGGATATGAAGATTTTGAAGGGTAGAGCAAAGAGTGGTGGTGTCTTCTATAATAATGCCATTACGCTGAACCTTGGAGATATTCGTGAGGCTATAAAGTACGACATGGACACACACTATAAGTTGGCGAATAATAGTCTGAAAAAGACCTTGGTTCACGAGATTCAGCACTATATTCAGGATAAGGAAGGCTTTGCACAAGGCGGCAATAATGAAATGATAATTGACAAGAATGCCTTGGATGCTATCGCCAAGTTGAGGGCTGAAAAAGATGCAGTAGCAAAGGAGTTCTATGCCATGTCTCCTGAGGAGCAGCAGAGACGAAAGTACGAAATCAATAAAAGATACAACGACCTTACCAAGCAGATTGAGAGATTGGAGAAGTCTAGCAGAATCGGATATGATGGCTATAATCGTCTCTCTGGCGAGGTGGAAGCTCGTAACGTATCTTCCCGATTGAACATGACTCCTGAGGAGAGAAGAAAAACTCTCGCTGAATCTACTGAGGACGTGGCTCGTAAAGACCAGATTTTCTTGGGTGTTGGCGATGTGTCCTTCTCTCTGCGTGATATGGCTGACGGAAAGGAGAGTGGTGCGGCTGATATGGCTGAGGACTTGAAGAGTCTGAACACTCCTGATGAGGTGGATGATGCTATCAAGACTGCCATTGATGATATGCCGAGCGGATGGCAGATGGCTAACAAGAAGATGATTCATATTGCTCAGGCTCTGGGCGAGAATCGCAAGGCAGAGATTGCTGGCGAGGAACCTAAGTTCTCCCTGAAGGATGGTTCACTCATTAAGGCTGGAACCTATTTTAGTGGTGGTGGTCTTGTTGAGGAAGGCTTGAAGGGTATCATCGACCCAGTGGTGGCAGTGGAGTATGACGAGAAGATAAGCGGTGTTTATCGCAACAACTTCGGGCAGCACATCGTTACTGCTGATGTTCGTGATGTTGACCCTAAGGAGTTGGTGAAGCAGATTGATGGCGAGGTAGAGTACTTCCATGCCAGCCCAGTCTGCAAGAACTACTCTCAGGCGAAGAGTAACCATGCTGAGGTGGAACTTGACAAGGAGACTGCTGCTAGTACTGCCGAGTTTATCAATGCCGTTAAGCCAAAGGTGGTGACTATTGAGAATGTGAAGGGATATAAGGATTCGGATGCCATGAAGACTATCACGGATGCGCTTGATGCCAACGGATATACTTGGGATGCAGATGTGTATAATGCTGCTGACTATGGCGGCTACACCAACCGAGAGAGATTGATTGTCCGTGCGGTTCGTGATGGTAAACTTCCTGCCAAGCCAAAGAAGATGGCACACAAGAGTGGATGGTATGAAGTTGTGGCTGATATTATCCCGACCCTGACCGAGAAGAAGAATGGCGTGGCTCCTTGGATGGATATTCGCTTGAAGGCTGATGGTATTGACTGGCGAAACATTGACAAGCCATTGTATGTGATGGGTAGTGCTTATGCTGATGGCAAGGTTCCTCATGCTTTTGCTGATGAACTGCTGCCAACACTCAGAACGAAGAGTGGTGATGTGATTGTGATGCCTGATGGTAAGGTATATCGTGCCATGGGTAGAGTGCTCGCTAGAGTATCAGGAGTGAGCGATGATTACAAGATGCCATTCTCTGAGAACCTGAGCCATACCATCATCGGCAACGGAATCCCTACCCAGTTGACTGAGCATGTTATTGCTCCTCTGCTTACTGGCTCTGACCCTAAGTTTAGCATCCGTACCTATCATGGTACTGGTGTTAATTTTGACAAGTTCGATTTGTCTCATGCTTTTGAGGGTGAGGGAAGTGAGACTTTTGGACATGGTGTGTATGTTACAAACTCTAAGAAAATAGGTGATAATTACGCACAGCGTGCAAAAGATAGAAAGGGAAAGTTTGGCTTTGATTATAAGATAGATATGTCTGCTGAGGCTGGACAAATGCTTAGCCATTATATCAATAAAAACCAAGATGTAGATAAGGGCTTAGAAAACGCTAGACAAGATTTGAAGTCTGCTTTGGAAATGTTCCCTGATGATGAGACGTTGAAAGAGTTGTCTGCTATTTTACAAAAGAATAATAATGAGATAGCTGAGTCTAGCAATGAAGCTTATCGCTATGATGTTGACATACCAGATGATAATGGTGAAAATTACCTTGGATGGAATGAGTCTCAAAACTTCCCATTGGAAAAATGGTACAGACTTTGGGAAATTACCCATCATGGATTTAATGAAAACGAGTATTTCAAAGATGGTGGAGCGAGATATGATAAAGATAGGATTGAGCGTATTATCCAAATGAAACTTGATTCTCCTGAGAATGGTATGCAGAAACTTCCTACATTGAAAGGTGAAGAACTTTATCATGCTTTGGAAGATTTCTTTGACCGTGAAAGACCTTTGCGTGGTGCAAAATTAGCATCAAGGGCTTTGAGCGAAATAGGTTTTGTCGGCATCAAGTACCCTGCTGGTCTTATTCATGGCGGTGCTGAGGAAGCCGATTACAACTATGTGATATTCGATGAGAATAATGCCAATATCGTGGGTAATACCCGATTCTCCTTGCGCTATGACCAGTTTGAGCATGACCTGAACCAGTGGAAGAAGGATAATAATCTGCCTAAGGATGCCCAGCGACCAACCATCCCACAACGCAACGCTGGCGAGAGTGCCGTTGACTTCCTTAGGAGAGTGGATGAGTACCGCAAACAGATGGCTCTGTGGAAGACTGCTCCCACCTATGAGCAGCATCTTCTGAGTGATGATACTGCCCTTGGAGAGTTCAACCGAGAGTTGCAGCGTGGTTCTGTGCTCAAACGTATCGCCTTCCAAGATAGTATGCTGGCTATCCGTAAGGCTCAGGAAGCTATCATGAAGGAAGTGGGTGTTGACCGCCTGAATATGGCTGAGGATGCCTATACTGCCGAGAACCGCAGTCATGGCAAGGGAAAGAACGAGTTTGAGGAGTACAACAATGAGTTCTTGCAGCCATTGAGAAAGGCTTATCATCAGATGAAGAAGATACTGGGTGATAGCTATGATAATGTCCGTATCTACATGATGGCTAAGCATGGTTTGGAGCGTGATGCACAGATGGCTTTCAAGAAGTCTCTGGAAGCTGACTATGAGGACGTGGCTCAGAGAAGTGCTGCATACAAGGCTTACAAGGGTGATATGAACCGTATCATTAATGATAGCGACCTAGAGTTTGGCAGAGTAGACTTCACTACTTGGAGACAGAGAGACAATGCACTAAGGGTGAAATATTCTCCATCATATATGGACTATCGCTACGACAAGAATGGTATTGTCTACGATTACTCAGGTTTGTCTGCTCTCTTTGACGGCTCAGACTTTGAGGAAGCTGCCCACAAACTGGTAAAGGATATTGAGAGTAAGTATGTAGCTGAGACTCACAATCTCTGGGATGCAACGAATGCGGCTACCAAGAAGGTTCTCCGTGATGGCTATAAGGCTGGCATGATGAGCAAAGATACTTATCAGTATGTGCGTGATATGTATAGCCATTATATTCCTCTCCGTGGCTGGGATGGCACTACTGCCGACCAAGTATGGGACTATATCGGTGGCGGCAAGGGTGCCTTCAATCAAACCTTGAAGAAGGCACATGGACGAACTTCTATCGCTGATGACCCTATCGCATACATCGAGAATATGGCAGAGAGCGGAATCCTGCTGAACAACAAGAACTGGGTGAAACAACACCTGATGCTCTTGGCTCAGAATCATCCAACTTCCCTGCTTACCCTGAGCAAGGCTTGGTATGTGAAGAGTGTGGATGATAACGGCAACGAGGAGTGGATTCCTGCTACACTTCAGATTACTTCTCAGATGGATAGCAATCAGGTGAAGGCTGCCATTGATGCTTTCGAGAAGAAGATGGAGAAGATGGCTCAGACTGGTGATGCTACCCAGAAGAGAGACGGATTGAACATAGCCTATCCTCAGACTCACAGCGAGGAGAGAGAACATGAGGTGCGAGTGATGAAGGATGGCGATGAGTACGTTATCTATGTGAATGGTGACCCTCAGTTGGCTCAGGCTATGAATAATACCAGAGCACACCGAGTAAGAGAGATTCAGAGCGGCAAACTGGATAGGGCTGCTGCTTGGTTGGGTAGAAAGATGGCTGCTGCCTATACCAGTCTTTCACCTCTCTTCATCCCTTCCAACTACTTCCGAGACCTGACCATGACGCTGGCATCTACCGCTATTCGTGAGGATGCAAAGTACAACTATCTGCTCAGAAAGAATCTGGCTACCTCTTGGAATCTCGGTTTCATGTTGAGAGACTATCAGAGCGGCAAGTTGAGAGAGAAGGTAAGCAACGGAAACGCTACATCAAAGGAACAGATGTTCTATGACTTCATGATGAATGGTGGAGAGACTGGCTTTGTATCTTCGCTTGATGTGGAAGACTTGAAGAAGAAATTCAAGAATGACTTGAAGGATTTGGATAGATGGAAGACGAACCCAGTAAAGGTAGGGCACACCATCATGGATGGCATTGAGTTCCTGAATAGAGCAATCGAGGATAGTAACCGATTTGCGGTTTACATGACCTCTATTCAGTATGGACGTTCCATTGATGAGGCTGTGAATGATGCCAAGGACGTTACCCTGAACTTCAACCGCAAGGGTACTGGCGAATATGGCTGGCAGATGATTAGAAATCTCTATCTCTTCATCAACCCAGCGGTACAGAGTTTGCAGACATTGGGTGCGCTTGCCAAGCATCATCCTTTCAAGTTTACGGCTGTTACTGCATCATGGTTGGTGAGTGGTGTGCTGGTTCCTATCGTTAACGCTGCCCTGATGAGTCTGTTGGGCGGTGATGATGATAAGGATAAGTACTGGCAGTTCACAAAGTGGGATAGACGAAACAACCTGATTATGTGGGTTCCGTTTACTCATGAGTATGTGAAGATTCCGCTTGCTCAGGAGTTCCGTGCCTTTTATGGAATAGGTGATATGATTGCATCCAAGATGATGGGTGGCGAGTTGGCTGAGGAAAGTTGGAGCCAGTATGCAGAAGACTTGCTCGGTCAGGTAGTGGATATGCTTCCGCTCGACCCTACTGGATATGATGGCAATATTGCGGTCAGTCTGATGCCGAATGCTATTCGCCCAGTCTTTGAGTTGGCTTTCAATGTAGACTTTACTGGCAAGCCATTATTCAAGGAGACAGAGTACAACAAGTATGACCCGAACTTTACCAAGGCATACGTGGGCACTCCTGATTGGCTGGTACGTGCATCCAAGATGGTTAACTCAATCGGAAACGACTATCCTGATGTGCAGCAGAATAGCATAGATGCTTTCGGTGACCCAAGATACAACCTGAATAACCCTGCCGTGGTTGACCATGTATTGTCTTCTTATCTCGGTGGTGCTTACACCATGGGCAGTCAGGTGCTCGGTTTGCTTACCAAGTCACTCAATGACCGGAAGGAAATCAAGGTGGCTGATATTCCATTGGTAAGCAAGTTTGTCAGCAACCCTGATGATAGACCAGTCAGCAAAAAGCAGGGAGATGAGTTCTGGGATAAGAAGGAATACTACGACCGTGCTTCCAACACAATTAGCAAGTTGAAGAAACAAGCTAAGATTGATGGAGATTATTCCCTGCTTGAACGTTTCTATGGCTCTGAGGAATACAAGACTTACAAGTTGTATGAGAAAGATGTAAAAGATTACAAGGAGGCAAGAAAGAAGGAACGTGCTGAGGAGAGCGGTGATGAGTACAGACCACACCAACTTAATGCTGAGGACATCTATAATAATCATGCTACCCCTATGGATGAGTTTGAGGATATGAAACTGAAACAACTCTTTGAAAAGTTAAACTCATTCAAGACTAGATATGATGCTATTGTAGATAATGCCCCAAATGAGAGCGATAGCTACTACAATACCAACAAGGCAGCCATTGATGCCATTGACGAGATTTCTCTTGATAAGCAGGAAATATCCGAGTTAAAGAAAGGTTTCTTGGATGATGGCAAGGATGCCTACAACGCTGAGGACATGAAACAGATTCGTGACCTGAGAAAGAAGATTCTTGCTGTGCTGGAGAAGGCTAACAAGGTGGTTGTGGCTAATCAGAAGGCGAAGGCTGAGAAGTAATACATATATGACTATCCCCTGAAAGTGCTAGGCTTTCGGGGGATAATTACTTTCAATCTGAAACTTTTTACCTCTATTTCTTGTGCGAATCTAACAATCTGTAAATATTTATAAAGTTTAACTATTAAAAATATCCTAAATTGTTATGTTCTCATTATTCCTTTTTATATTTGCAGCATCTAAGAACATCTGAATCTCAGGTGATTACATCAGCAAAAGAATATCCAATTATTATAAACTTAAAAAATGAAGGCTTATGAAAAAAGATGAAGACGAAGACCTACGAGTCAAGAAGTTAATTGGAGAGATAACTAAGTTACTCCCTGAACGAAGCAAGATTAAGACTGACTTGTTTTATTTCAAGTATGCGCCTATATTGGTCATGCTTTTCAGATGGTATGGTATATCTCAGTTCTATGACAACAAAATGGAGATAACACTATGGTACGAAGAGAATGAGGAACCTATCTGGTTCTTCTACTTCATCACTTACATTCTTTACCCGATTTCTCTTTGGAAGGGTCAGGTGTTGCACCGATTGTGTGTAGAGTGGCGCATTCCGATTCTCTATATTGCAGGAGTCAATGTGATTCACGTCATGTATGATTCCATCGTTATCACGAATCAGATGTACTATTGTGATATGTTCCTGATTACGCTCATTTTAATTATATATGCTTATGTCGCAATTAGTAAATTACAGCATCATCGAAGCTGGACTTCGTGCTCTCGCAGATAAGGCACATGAATCAGCAGTTGCCCAAGCAGAGGGCAAGCCTATCCCTTGCGGTCTGTCGGAAGGAGATATGGAACTTGTGGCACTTCTTACTGCCATGATGAATGATACGCAAGCCAACAAGGGCTGGTGTGCTCACGAAATGGGCAAGTCTATCTCATCCTTTGAGAAGTATGTACATGACGGAAAGATACCCGAAGGCATCCATGACCAGTTCGGGCATGAGAAGAAGTGGAATAAGTCGCTTATCCGATACTTTGCCAACAAGAAGGCATTTTTCCGCAAGCTATCACGAAAGTATGGCATAAACCTCTAGCAACAGCAACACCTTATTATATATAGGAGAGACCCAATCGCCCCTCCTGTATATTTACGACCTTTTCCGTAACCATAAATCTTTGCTAATCACACACTTATACAATCTTTTACGAGTTTATCTATATCTATCCATATTATTCGTAACTTTGTGCTCGTAACGTTACAAAGTGAGAATCATAATTTAGTGTTTAACAAAAAAAGATTTCAGGATAATATGGAAAGTAAAACGTATGTATTCGGAAACGAAGGCTCAACATCTAACAATGGGATGCTCGGTCTTCTTGCGCCTCTGCTCCAGAAGCAGGGTGTTGACCCAAATGTCCTTCTTGCCATGAAAGGTAATAATGGTTTCGGTGGCGAAGGTGGATGGTTCATGTGGGTAATCTTCCTTTTCTTCCTCATGGGTTGGGGAGGTAACGGCTGGGGAGGTTTCGGCAATAATGGTCGTGGTGGTCTCGCAAACGAGATTAACAATGACTATGGTCGTGGTCTCCTGATGGATGCCATCGGTGGCAACCGCAATGCACTCAGCAATTTGGCTACTCAGTTGAACTGCACCGAAGGACAGATTCAGAGTGCCATTTCTGCATTGACCTCTCAGGTTCAGAATGTAGGTAATCAGGTTGGTATGAGCGGTATGCAGACCATCAATGCTTTGCAGCAGGGTAATATGCAGATTGCTCAGCAGATTGCAAACTGCTGCTGCGAGAACCGCTTGGCTATCTGCCAGCAGACTGGTACTTTGCAGAATGCCATCAACAATGTAGCTAATGGTCAGGAGCGTGGCTTCTCCAATGTGGCTTACGAGACTCAGAGACAGACTTGCGACTTGCACAACGCTATCAAGGATAGCACTCAGACCATCGTTGACGGTCAGAAGCAGGCTGAGATGAGAGAAATGCAGAACAAGATTGATGCTCTGCGTGAGGAGAACAGCACCTTCAAGTCTTCTGCAATGACCTCTCAGATTGTTGGTCAGGCGGTGGCTCCTATCAATCAGGTGTTGGCTGGCTTGCAGAACGAGGTGGCTGGTATCAAGTGCAAGTTGCCTGAGACCGTGACTACTCCTTATAGCCCATTTACTGCGGTTCCTAACTGCGTTGCTTATCAGGCTGGTTTGTATGGACTGAATGCTGCAAACAATGCAGGATTCTGGGGTTAATAAGGAAAGGAGGCTGCTATGTTTTGGTTAAGACCATTTACATGGGTGAATCGTAATGGTTCGGCAGCTATCGCTTCAACGGGCGTGGCGGTGAACACCAACAATGTTGTTTTCTCGTTCAAAAACCACGCCTTCCTGAATGCCAGCTATAGAGGAACGATTTTCGTGAACCTGATGCAGGCTATTCCGACTGGAACGACTGGCACGCTGCCTATCCTTTTCGAGACCAACGGAAGTACTCAGGCTGTGACCAAGTATAATGGCGCACCATTGACGGTTGCAGACGTGCAGGGAACTGGTGTTTATCAGTTTTGGTTTGAGAGAGATACTAACACCCTACAGATGATGTCGGGTATTGTTTAACAAGAATAGATAATAGGAGATTACATTATGTTTCAAGGTTTAAGAACAAATTCTTTATTCTATGTGCTCGACAAGGGCGAGAACCCGAACTTGCGAATCGGTCAGGTGGTTTCAGTAAGCAATCCTCAGACGAAATACCCTACCTTTAACAACGGCTTTACTCCACAGCCTATGGAGACCGTAGTGGACGTGAAGGTGAAGCTGGATGATGAGGAGGTGGATTTCAAGCAACTGCCAGCAAACGGACAGATAGCTAACGACAAGAACCTTGTGGTGAGCGACAATAAGGATGCCATGAGTGCCGAGGTGGATGCCATGCTGAGGCAATCCAAGGCGATACTGGAGAGCGTAGATTACAACAAGAGGGTAGTAGAATCTTGTGAGGGAATGCTACAGCAACTCAACCCCCAGATAGCCAAGGAGAAGGAACAGACCGAGAAAATCAATAAACTGGAAGGTAAGGTTTCAGGTATTGAGGGCAAGATTGACAAGATGATGGGATGGCTCCAGCAGACCATGAGCAAGTAATCTCCTATCTATTCACTTTAATATCTTATGATTATGGTAATGATTGAGATTACAGAAGATAAGTTCGATGATTTGTATGACAACATCGAGTCTATGCTTGGCTTTGGCAGCAAGGCTATGTCTTGTCTGAAAAAGATGAAGCAGGAGCGTATGGGTGAGCGTATGCCTGATTATCGTGACGATTGGAGAAGAGAGCGTGAGGAACGTGAAGAGCGTGAGAACAGACGTAGATTCAACAACGTGAACGATGATTGGAACTACCCGAACCGCTATGGTGAAAGAGGTGGTGGCGGCTACAATGGTGGCGGTCGCTAGTGTTTAACTTGGGAGTTTTGGCACCGACATTTATGTCGTGACCAGACTCCCTTTAATATTCAGCAATATGGGAAAATGCAGAATGCCATTGGATATGTATGACCTCAAACCAGAGGCGATGGTTGCCTATCTCAGATACAATGGCTATCATTTCAGTAAAAAAATGTGTGAGTGGGCAGTTAAGCAGATGTACAAGTATGACCCTTCCTCCAAGCGTGATGTAAGTGTCTCGTTTTGGGATAAGGAGAAGGTGGATTCCCTTCTGCTCGGTCAGGGAATTGAGGTGAAGAATAAGATAGGCTACGACCATGTGTATGTGGCGAATATGGCGAGGGCAGACTTCTACAAGTCTTCCATCAAGGATGAGGAGCAGCTAGCCCAGTTTATCAAGGATATGGTGGATGATGCCGACCAGAAGGATGGTTTCATCTTCAACCGATTCTATGCCGACTGCTGCCACAATGGTGTACCTATCCCTTGGGAAGATGTGCTATGATGAGAAGAGTGATTGAACTCCCGAAGTACGATTGGAGCATAGTATGTTTCATAGGTTATCAGTAACCTGATGCCGATGAGATATGCCATGCTCTTTCGGATATTGGCTGCAATGGAAATCCTTTATCGGAAGCCTACGAGCATTTGACTAAGCAGAGTGCAGACAGAGGTCTTACCTATTCCAACCTAGCAGAAAGAAGGAGTGTTCTTGCCATCGGTGAGTGTGAATCAGATGGCAGTATCATCAACACCATCGGTCATGAGCTTCTTCATGTTGTAGCGCATATCTGTGAGCAGGATGGAATAGATATGATGAGCGAGGAACCATGCTATATGATGGGTAGTTTGTGCGAGAAGTTCTTTAAGGTATATGATTAATGTTGTTGTTTCTACTTGCAGCATAAGAAAAGGGTGAATCTTTCGACTCACCCTTCTTCTTTATTTACAAACTCAGCGACTTAGAGTTCATCTTATTGTTATACCAAAACCTAAAGAATCTAATGTTTCATTTGTAAACTTAGTATCCGTTATAGATTTAAAAATAACACAGACATAAAGCTGGTCTTCTGTTTTTGATAAATAATCTTTTACATTAACACTTACTTCATTTCCAGCAGACTTCCAACCCGAATCATAAACTTTTTTTGACGAAGTAACTAAATTCAGTCCAACATTATATCTGTTGTTTGTTATCGCTACTGATACTTCTGTTATGTTACCTAAAATAGGTATATAAGAATAATCAGTATCAAAACTTAGTGGAACATTTGTGTCAGTTTTTTTGATTACCAACAATGCTCGTCCGTTATCAGCTGGGGCTATATTAAGACCTATTCCTTGATTGCTATTACCATAATTTTTTAATAAAAAAGCTTTATTGTAAAACAATTCTGTAATTATAGAATCTATAATTTTAACTTTATCGAATGCTATATTAGAAAAGTCTGCATCATTAATAACTAAAAATTTTCCCATAATTAATCAAATTTAATTTTTAAATATTTAGAAGTTCCATTATAAAAAACGAAAAGAGAATCATTATATATACATAAATCTTCGAGTTCATTTGGTATCATGTTTATCGGAATGGTGTGAGTCATTTTATGTGAGTTTAAATCAAATATTTTAATATCGCCACCATTACCACTTGAAAAAGCGAACCATAACTTACCATCATAAACACAACCATCTTGCATTTCTATGAACTTATCTAAATGTATCGTGAACGAATCAACAACATCATTCTCTGTAAGAGTTACTTCACTTCCTTCACTTAAACTTGGCTTACGGATTTTTGCAATGAATACATTTTTACCCGTAGCCTTATCAATATTAAAGAAAAGATAATATCCATCTTCTGTAGGATGAACATTATACCATCTTCCTTCTGGACCAACATTCGTAACATTGATAGTCTGTAACAATTCACTTGTTCCATTCAAATGAATATTTTCAACATACCAAATAGGTAGTGTAGAATTTCCATACACCATATACGGAAAATCATCACCATCGTGTTTTACAAAATCAAAACCACCTGCACCAGCATGATTTTTGGTAAAACCTTGTGTTTTAAGTGCAAATTTTTGCAATAGCGTTACACTATCATCTTCGTTTAATTTGCAAATCGTACACCAACCACCATCATATAATCTAACAATGTAATTATTAAATATACCAGCAGCTTGGGCTGAACCGTTGTATGAAGAAGGCATACCATCTAATATCTTGAAAAAAAGACGATTTTTCTTAATAGAAAGTTTTGCTCCCTCATAAGAAGTTTCAGTCATTCCATTATTTAAGTTTTCAAAATTTCTACTATCAAAGTTCTTAGTTTTGATGTGTCCACCTTTAAATTGGACAAGAACATTACCTTCTGTGTCACCAATATTAAGGTCAGCAGAAGAATTATCTGATTTGGAACCTAAGTCGCTGAGTTTATCTTCTACAGAAAACCAGTTTGCTGGGTCTGCTGACCATGTATTTGCCTTTAAAGTATAGCGGTAGATGGTATTACCTGATTTGTAGGTGATATTGAGACCTACCTTCTGAAATGTTGTAGGAACAGAGTTGATGGCATCTTGGAGAGTAGCGTGGGTTACGGTTCCACCTTTTGAGCAGTCGTATGTTAGGATGCCTAGCTTGCCTACTTCGGCTGAGAGAAAGTCGGTTTCGCCACCAGTTATAGCATCATTGACTAGTTTCTTGTTGCTCGCATCGGCTACACCGCTGTTTCCCTGCATACCAACTTCACCTTTGTCACCCTTATCACCTTTGTCTCCTTTATCACCTTTGCTACCTTTACTACCATTGTAGAACTTAACTTGCTCGGACGTACCATCATGACGGGTTAGAGTGATAACATTCTCGCCACCATCCTCTTCACTTTGCTTGGTTTGTTTTAAGGAATCAAAGGAATTGTCGGTGCGAGTCTTCATTTCTTTGTTGATGTCTGACTGCATCTTTCCTCTGTCCTTATCGAAGATGTTGTCGGAATTAGCCAACTTACCATCTTTTCGACCTGAAACGATTGTTCCGTTATATCTTTGTTCTGACATGTTTATATTATTTTATGTTATATAATCGTTATTGTGGAATCGCCTGAAATCAATTCATCGGAATGATAATAGTATAGTTCTCCAATCTTACTCTGCTGCATTTCCAATGGCAAACCACCTTGAAGGAATGTGAGAGGAACAGATGATACTACCCAGATGATGTCTTCATTTTCGGTTGTACTGATGGTTATTGTCTGTCCAGAGAGAACACCTGAGAATTGTTGTAAGTATTCGATATTTACCTTGTTAGGGTCTGTGGTAGATAAAGCACCATAGTAAGAGAAAATGACATCTTCTGTTGTGTTCAGTTCTATCCAATACTTCGCATTGTACATACCTCCCATTTCACCCTCTACGATGCCGAGAGGAATATGAGACTTGCCATTTCGCTCCACGATACGGAAAAGGCGGTGCTCGATGCTACAGATGTCGTTTCCGTTGTACTTGCCACGAATGGTAATGCCATATAGTCCTTCATCTAGAAATGGTGGGAACTTGACACAAATATCACTCGGCTCTACTTCACTATTATTTGTTCCGCTCTGAACAAAAGGCATTTTTGCTACACACTCTCCAAAGGCATCAGTAAGATGTACTTCTAGATTACTGATGGCTGCTACGTCAATATCTTCCAACATCTGCTTATTCTTGCTGATGTAGGCTTTCTGAAGCTTGATGAAAAGGTCGAAGCTGTTACCTTTAACAATCTTATAAATATCCATATACGTATACATTATTAATAATAGACAAAGATAGGCAGAATTTTCTCCACCTATCTTTTATCCGTTTATTTAGGGCAGAAAAATTTTAGATTAAGCCCTTCCAGCGGAGGAATTTGCGCTTGCGGCTGCGCTTTCCCTTCTCACTCTTGCAGTTGGTATGATAGACACAATCCTTGAAGAGGTCTCTGACCTTCATGTCGTTGTCTACCAGTTTGGTCTTCTTGAATGCCTCGAAGAGTGAGCGGTTCATAATCATGAGGTTTCCCTTCTGCGTAGGAAGGACATAGAAGATTTCACCATTATTCTTCTTGGATGCGTAGTCTGCCTTAGCCGTAGCTTGGCGGTACATGATTTCGCACTTGATGCGCTTGAAAATCTTTGTTACTTTCATAATCGTAATTATTATTGTTTGAAACTATATGATGGTTGCTGCCGAAACAGAAACCTTTCTTCTCATTACTCTTGCCTGAATCTGAATCATCTTAGGCATTTCCATTTCGTTAAAACAGATGTGGAGTCCGATGGCTCTGGTCATGAGCAAATCATCGTGCTTTCCGTCTGCTGCCTCGTATACGGTTCCGTTCTTCTCGTATGTGAGATATTCATCTAAGCATCTATCGTCTCGCTCTACATAGAGTTGTTCACGGATAACCTGAACCAATACTGAGATAACCATCGGCTTGGTTGCCACATTGGTATGGAATCCGTACTTCACTGGAACCTTATTCTTGATGTCTGATTCACTCTGCTTGCGTGCATAGAGGTTGTCGTATACGTCCTTGATTTGATTCAGGATGAACTCAGACTGGTCACCACCTTCCAAGATGTGCTCCTTGTCTTTCGTCTCCAAGGTGTTGGATTCAATCACCAACAGAGCATCGTTGTAGTATTTGGCTATCTGAGCCGCCTTCCATGCCAGCAAGTCCATATCAATATGCCCATACCATTGGGCTACCACATACGGCTTGCCACCTTCCATCATCCAATAGCGGTCGAAGACACAGATAACAGACCAGTCGGCATTCTTGCTACGTCCACCAATATCCACTACAACCAGATAGCGGTTTATCACCTTACAATCATCAAAGGTCTCAGGCTTGCTCCATATCCACAACTGCCCCTGCTTATCTTCACAGAATCGGACATTCTGCATACACTTCTTGCCTTTGTAGCCATCACCATAAACATCACCGATGAACTTAGGTGCTCGGCATCCCTTGCGGAACTTGTCAACCTTGTCTTCGGCAAAGACCTTGGCTCCTGAATGCTTGAATGCTTCAATATCATCGGTAGGGTAGCCAGCAGCCATGTCGGCATGGTCGGTGAACTTTTTACGCTCGGCAATATACCAGTTGATGGCTTCCAGTGGAGCACCCAGTGTCCATAACTTCCAAAGATAGGTACATGGCTCTTCTCGGTCGGACATCGTATTGGTATTGTTGCGGTTCTCGTATAACCATTTGGCAAACTCCACCTTCTGTTTCTTGCTCTCAAATTCGAGGTGATACATATCGTATATCTCGAACCAAGGAACGAAGAACGGCTCAAACTGAGATTGTCCCTTTTTGGCGGCAAGCCATTCCTTGTGGAAGAAGTTGCCAGTACCATTGGCGGTGGATTCGTAGGCAATCATCGTGTATGGTCGATACAAAATACCATTGGTAGCATTCTGTACTACCTCCTCAGGAGATTTACCATCCGTCTTCTTCCACAAACCCACCTCGGAAAGGTGAACCAAGTTGTAGTCTTCACCATTTGCTGATAGTGGTCGTTCCATGGAACCAACCTTAATCTTGCAGAATCGCTGAGGAACCTTCTTTACGTTGCCTGATGTTCCCACTCCAACAAACTTCGGTTCGTTCTCAGAGAACGCTTCTCCCATTTCGTAGAGAAACTTGGTTGGGAAGTTTTTCAGAGCTTCCTCGAACATTCCTCGGATGGTCTCTGCTGTGTCCTTGACCTGAGCCACGATGAGCGAGTTGAGACCCTTCTGCCACATGAGTTGCAGCCAGAGAAAGTACATCTGAATAACCGTAGAACCTCCCCATTGTCGGGCTTTCAGCAGGATGAGTCGGATAGGGAGATTCTTCTTTCTTCGCTCCTCCAGCCACCTGAGCAGTCTGCGCTGCGGTCTTCTGAGCACAAAGCGGAAGGGGAGACCTCCACCTTTCGGTTTGATATAGATGAATGTGGCAAAGAAGAAGAAAGGGTCGTGTTTCATCCTGATGCGAGTGAACTGCTCTACCAGTTGTTCTATTTCCTCTTCTAGGTTGTACGGCTCGTCTATATCCTTGTGCAGTTCCTCGATTACCGCCTTGCAGCTACCAAACTCGATGAGCATCTTGACGAGCGGAATCTTCTTCATCGAAACTGGAAGCTGCTGTCTCTGAATCGGGAAATCAGGAAGGAAGAGCAGGAATCGCTTATCTCCACAACCTTCACCCTTGATAGGATTGAAGGGTGTGTTGATTTCCTTGATGCGTTTCTCGTTTTCTTTCAGGATGCCCAATACGTGTTTGTCTACAGCATCAGTCAGTTTGGCGGTTACTTGTCTTGGCATAGCGGTGCATTTAAATAACCCCACAACAGACCAAGTACATAGCAATAGATGTGGACTCCAACTGCCATGCAAGGGAAGAAGATTCCAACACAGATATATAGGAGAATGGTGAGATTGTATCTTACCTTATTCTCCACGTAGGGGGCGATAAAGCCCATGTAAGCATAGATAAATCCGCTGAGACCGATGATTGGCACGGATGAGGTGAATGGATAGCTGATGGCTATGAGATAGAATGCCACCAAGTGACCGATGCCACAAGGGATGGCTCGGTAGCATTGATGGAAAACATAAAGGTTGATGGCAGCATGAAAGATGTTCTGATGAAAGAAAGGGTAGCTTAGTCGGTTCTGAATAGAACAATCGTCAAAGAGACCCATGCCATTATATCCAAGAAAAGTGATACACATTATTATAATGTACCCAGCATAAAGCGCAATCTTCTCTTTCGTCTCTCGTAGCATCTTTGCTTCTCCTCCTTTCTCACCCTGCTAAGAATTACGTGTATGCTTTGAGGAGTCAAATAGAAACTGGGTGCTTTTTCTGCACATACACGTTTGATAATATCCATATTACTCAGATATGGCTCATTACTCTTATGAATCTGGAATCGTCTGAAAATCTCCTGATACATTTCCTTTCGGGTAGGAATCATGTTATCAAGAGGTTTTCCTTTCAGTAAGTCTAATATGACTATATAAGCACGGTCTTCTGAAACCCAAAATCTTCTGCTCGGAGATTGGGCTAGCTTTTCCTCAATCTCTGAGAGTCTGATATTGTCTCTTACATTAATAATTTCTTTGTAAGCCCTCAATAAATCAGCATCACGTTCCTCTATAAAATAGCATCGTGAATCCTTATATTTCATATCTGACACTGCAAATATACAAAAAAGTATTGAATTAGTCGCATCCGATTAGACTAAATTAACGGATAAAAGATGAAAATCGGAAAAAAGCATTAATTTTGGGCATTGATTTATAAATATACACATATATATATGGACGAAAATACAAATATTGAGCAGAATGCTGGTGCTGCAAAACAGCAAGACACCAAGACCAAGAGAGACTTGGCTTTGGAGCGTTTGAAGACCCGCCATCCTAATACGGAGTATGCGGATGATGAAGCTATGTATGGAGCCATCAACGATGATTATGATGCCGACCAGAAGGCTTTGCAGGGTTACAAGGATAACGAAAAGGCGATGGGCGATTGGCTGGGTAGTGACCCTGAGGCGGCTACCTTCCTTCAAGCGATGAAGGCTGGCAAGAGTCCTTACGCTGAGTTGATTCGTACCCATGGTGAGGATGCCATTGACTACTATTCTGACCCTGACAATGCGGATGAGATTGCATCGGCTCAGTCGGAGTTCTTGCAGAATGCTGCCAACGGCAAGAAATTGCAGGAGGAGTATGACAAGAACATGCCTTCCAGTTATGAGGTGTTCGACAAGTTGGAAGAGAAGTATGGCGAGGAAGCTGTGAATGATGCCATCGACCAATGCTTTCAGACTATGCGTAATGTAGTGACTGGCAAGTTTACCGAGGAAATGATTACTGCTTTCATCAAGGCAAAGAACCATGATACTGATGTGGCTGATGCAGCCCATGAAGGTGAGGTTCGTGGCAAGAACAGCAAGCACGTCAAGAACCTTGAACTGAGAAAGAAGGGCGATGGTACTGCTGACCTTGATTCAGCCAATGCAGAGACCAAGCAGACGGATAACCAGCCTGACCTTGGTGCTGTGGGCAGGGTATCACGAAGGGGTAACGTCTGGGAGCGTGGCAACGAGAAGAGAACACACATTCGATAATTCGACTAGGTGAAAAGATAATATATAATGTTTAATTAATATTCAGAATAACAATGAAGAAAAGTACATTTAATCGGCTGTTTTCCATCTTTATTATGGTAATGGCAGTTATTTTTGGAGTGAATGGTCAGGTTATCATGGCTGAGGCGGCAAATTTGCCTGATGGCGGTAGTACCGAGAGTGGTGCTGCTGCTGAGGCTGGTGGTGCTCCTGCTGCTGGTGAGGCTGGCAATGGTGGTGCTGGACGTCAGAGTGAAGGTATCAAGAGCGAGACTCAGGGACGTGAGCATTTTAACGAGAATGGCACGGAGTATTACCTGAACGACATTGATGAGAAGATTACCAAGATTCGCCCGATGGCTACTCCAGTTGACCAGATTTCACGTTATGCGACAACCAAGTCTGCCAACTCGTTTGTAGTTGAGTATTGGAGTATCGGTACACGTCCTATCAAGACTACCGTGAAGGAAGCAACGGTGGAGAGTACTGGTACATCTATGGTATTGAAGGTAGAAGACCCTACCATGTTTACGCTGGATGATACCATCCGAGTGGTAGGTGTGAAGGCTATTACTAACTATAAGGGTATTGCATATTCTACCATTACTGATGCTCCTACTCCTGATTTGGAACTCTGCGTTTGCGGTAAGGACACAGAAGGTTATCCGATTGTGTATGCTGTAAATGGTAAGTTGGTCAATAAGCAGGCTATCGGTATTCCAGCCTTGAAGAAGGGGCAGAAACTTATCCGTATGGCAAAGAGTTGTGGCGAGATGGACGTTCAGACGGGTCGTTTCAACAACCTTCCTTCTAATGAGGTTCAGTATTGTCAGAACTTCATGATTCAGGTCGAGCAGACCACCTTCGATAAGATTGCTGCTAAGCGAGTGGATTGGGATTTCTCAGACATTGAGGAGGATAGCATCTATGATATGCGTCTTGCTATGGAGGGTACTTATCTCTTCGGTGATATGGCTTGCATCAAGCACGAAATCAAGGATGGTTCTGCCCAGTGGTTTACCAAGGGTATCTGGTGGATGGCTGGTAAGGATATTGAGGTAGGTCATGTTGCTACTGCTGACGATATTAAGAAGGGCTATAACAAGAATGAGCGAGTGATTACCGACTTGGAGTTGGTTGACATTTCCAAGGACTTGTTTGTAGGTACTGGTATCGGCAACAAACGCAAGGTGATTATCGCTGGTTCTGACTTCGTGAGCGCATTCAGCAAGATTGATTCCGACAAGTTCCGTTTGAAGGACACCGTTGATATTTGGAAGTTGAAGTTCAAGAGTTGGGAGACCGACTTCGGTGAGGTGCTGATGATTCACTCAGAGTTGTTCGACCTCTTCGGCATGAGTGACTGCGGCTTTGCCCTTGACCCTGAGTTCTTGGTTAAGCGAGTACACTTGTCTTGGACACGAAACGTTCTCGACTTGAAGGCGGCTGGCATCCGTAACACCGATGCTGTAGTTATTCAGGAGGTAGCTTGTCTGTACTTGAAGTACCCTAAGGCACATGCTCGTATGCGCCTTGCTGCGGTTCCTGCTACAGATGACACTTCTGATACAGAGGAAACCAAGGCTACTGTCTAACAGCAAGCAGAATTGCAAATTATTCATTAAATAGTGAGGGGTGTGGGCACTAGCCCCATCCCTTTTTTAGTAACACATATATATAATAAGGTATAATCATGTTTAATAAATATCAAGCAGGTACTGATTTGGCATTCAGCGTTATGGTAGGTAATGAGCGGATGCGCATTAACTTTGAGGGTAAGAGCACGGGCAGTAGTGTCTATATGACAAGAGACCCAAAGGTACAGAAGGCTATCGAGTCTCATTATTGGTTCAACGACAAGTTCTTCTTGGTGGAGAGTATTGACGAGAAGAAGGAAGCTGCTGAAGCCAAGAAGAAGGCTGCTGCCAAGGCAAAGAAGAAAGTGGCTGACGAGAAGAAGACCCACGTAGTGACAGATGTTGAGGATGCCAAGGACTATCTGGCTGAGACCTATGGTGTGAGTCGTTCCAAGATGAAGACCAAGGAAGACATCTTGGCTATTGCTAAGGAAAAGGGTGTTGAACTAGAAGGTTTGGAGTAATGGTAGAATATGCTGTATCTGATTTAGTGAAAGAGGTGAAGGTGCTCTTGGATAGAAACCAAGAGTCTGCTGGCTTGCTGGCTCCTGACGATTCTGATACACTCTCGCAAGCAGAACTTATTGAGAGTAAAATCGTAGATGCAGCAAGAATCATTCTTTCGGATGCTCCTGAGAATATGGTGGAAGGTACTGCGTGTACGAATGAAGTGACATGGACGGATAGCAACGGCTATCACGTTGGCAAGATGGTTTTGCCTACCGATATGCTGAGAATCCTTTCTGTGAAGGCAGAAGACTGGAACCGTCCTGCTACAATCATTTCAGAGAGCGATGATGCCTACAAGTATCAGAACTGCAAATATGGTGTGAGGGGAAATCCTGAGCGACCGATTGCGGCTATCGTACATACGGCTAACGGAAAGAGCATCGAACTATATACCAGCAAAAAGCAGGATGCTACGTTGGCATTCATCTACGTTCAGGTTCCATCTATCACTACCGAAAAGAAAATCAGTCTGCCTTCCGTCCTGAAAGATTCTGTTCTTTACATGGCTGGCTATTTCACTTGCATCAGTCTTGGCGATACCGATACCGCAAGCAAATTCATTGGGGTGGCTAGAAAACTGGCACATATTGTTGAACCTACAACATCATAAATTATGGCAAAGAAGAAAGAAGAAACCAAACTGCTATCGTTGAGCAGGGTGCTTGACAAGGAAGAACTGGATAGCGTGAAGGCATCCAAGAACCGATTTGACAAGCCATACGAGCGTGCCTTCTCTATCTTGCTGGAGGCTCAGCGATACTACAACAACATGGATAACTTCCGTAAGCGAAGACTGAGAAACAAGCGATACTGCTATGGAGACCAGTGGGGAGATACCATTGAGTTCAAAAGCAAGTGTGGCTTTACCAAGCGTATCAGGGAGGAAGACTATATCCGTGAGCAGGGTAGCGAACCATTGAAGAACAACCTTATCCGTAGGTTGGTGAAGAATGTACTGGGTGTGTACCGCTCTCAGAGCAAGGAACCTACGTGCAATGCCAGAGATAAGGATGAGAAGCGATATGGCGAGACCATGAGCGTGGTGCTGCAATGTAACCGACAACTGAACCGAGAGACGGAACTGGATGCACGAACCATGGAAGAGTTCCTGATAAGCGGTGCTGCTATCTATAAGAAAAAGTATGGATGGCGAAGAGGTAGGTTGGATTGCTGGACGGACTACGTGAACCCGAACAATTTCTTCATAGACAACAATATGAGGGATTTCCGTGGTTGGGACGTGAGTTGCTTGGGTGAGGTGCATGATATTACCATTGGTAATGTTCTGAGAGAGTTTGCCAAGTCTCCTGCTGAGGCTCGTAAGTTGAAGGAGATATACCGGTTGGCGGCTAACCGAGATTTCGTGATTGCAGACTGCACTCAGCGATTCGGTGAGTTCGACCCTAAGACTATCGACTTTATGAATCCTGCCAACCCTTCTCTCTGCCGAGTGATTGAGGTTTGGCGCAAGGAGAGTAAACCGAGATACCGATGCCACGACTACAACAATGGCGATGATTTCAAAATCGACATTGAGGATAAGGCTGATATTGTAGATGCAGAGAACAAAGACAGAATCAGGCGAGGAATGGCTGCTGGTATGCTGGAAGAGGATATTCCTCTGATTGATGCTGAGTGGTTTATGGATGATTACTGGCATTTCTACTACCTTTCTCCTTTCGGTGATATTCTGAGAGAAGGCGAGACCCCTTATGCTCATGGTGAGCATCCGTACTGCTTTAAGTTCTATCCGTTTATTGATGGCGAGATTCACAGCTTCGTGGAAGATGTGATTGACCAGCAGAGATACGTGAACCGACTTATCACGATGTATGACTTCATCATGCGTGCGAGTGCCAAGGGTGTGCTGCTCTGTCCTGAGGATTGCTTGCCTGATGATATGAGTTGGGATGATTTCTGCGATGAGTGGAGTAGGTTCAATGGTGTGGTGAGATACAAGCCAAACAAGAGCGGTCAGGTTCCTCAGCAAGTGGCGAATAACTCTACGAATATCGGCATCGGTGACTTACTCAGTTATCAGTTGAAGTTCTTCGAGGATATATCGGGAGTGAATGGTGCGCTGCAAGGTAAACCAGGAGTATCAGGTACGAGCGGTTCGCTCTATGCCCAGCAGACACAGAATGCTACCATGTCGCTGCTTGATATTTTGGAGACTTTCAGCCAGTTTATCATTGATGGTGCTTACAAGACCGTGAAGAATATGCAGCAGTACTATGACGTGGCTCGTAACTTTAATATCGTGGGTAGGGCAGGACAGATTGTACACTACGACCCTAAGAAGATTAGAGACGTGGAGTTTGACATCAACATCACGGAAAGTACAGCTACTCCTGTATACAGACAGATGGCGAATGAGTTCCTTATGACCTTGTGGCAGAATCAGGCTATCACGCTGGAGCAGTTGCTGCAAGTAGGAGATTTCCCATTTGGAGAGGAGTTGCTGCAATCGGTCGCATCCAACCAGCAAGCCATTCAGAATGGTGAGACTCCACAAGGATTCTCTCCTCAGCTACAAGCACAAGTGGCTCAGGCATCACAGAGCAATCCGAAGGCTCAGGCGATGTTGCAGCAGATGATGAGCGGTCAGGGAGTGAGTCCTGATGGACAGAACCCACCGCTGGCGGCATAACAAGTTAATAGTTTATAGTTAATAGTTTATAGTTATGATTGCAGACAAACCAAGTGACAAGGAATGGTATGGCAATGGGAAACCTGATGCCAGCCAAGGTGGCAACCCGAATGGTGGTGTTGCTTCAGAGACTCAAGGTAGGGAGAATAAGCCCGAACTTTACGAGAATGACGTTATCGGAAAGGTGGAGAAACGCAAGAAAAACGACATCTGGACGAGGGGTGGAGAAAAGAGAACTAAATTTAAGGACGAATAAAGAAAGGAGGTGTTTTTATCGTAACTGTATTTGTCTGATATTCAGATAGCTACAGAAATATCTACGAGTTTATGGTGCTGTGTTTAAGATATTGGTATCTTTGCAGCATCATAAACTTTTAAATTATATAGGTATGAATTTCGTAGAGTTTGTAGAAAAGTATCAGCAGGAAATGGCTCCTGAACAGATGTTGGCTATAGCTAAGGCAGTCGGCAAGTATCTCTCATGCAAGTTGAGCGATGTGGAGGAACATCATCTTTGTGCGATGGTGTATGGTGTGTTGAGCGAAGAGCATTTTGATAAGCACTTTGCCGATGATGCTATCAGCAAGATGTGGTATGAGGATGCGGACGGAAACAAGCATACGGCTCCTTTCTTCTCGGATGATGAGATAAGAGAAGCCTTTGACAAGCATCAGGATGATATTTCTGACTATACCATCCATGATTTGGCTGTGACTATGAACCTGATGAGAAGTGACCATCATGTGATGCTGGAGCGATATAGCAAAGATGCTGATGAGTTGAAGGAAATGGTGGTTTTGATGGCTATCGAGTATCTGCAAGACCCTGACTGCTTGCATCCTACCAGCAAAATATGGCACACAATAAACGGATAAAGTAACTAATTGGGAATCATTTCTTATCTTTGCATATTATTAATAATATATAAATATAAGATATGACTCCAAATGTACGTGAAGGATTGCAATATGGTGCAGCTATAGGAATGCTAGTGAGTGGTGTTGTACTCACCTTCCTATCATTCTTTCTCAACAATTATGTGGTGTCTGATGGTGTGCTGTGGTATGTCAGTCAGACATTGGTTTACTCTGGAGCAATATTCGGGGTAAACGTTTATTTCAAGACAAAACTAGGCAACTTTGAGAGCAAGGTGAAGGATGAACTCGCAAGTATGCTGAAACAAGTGAAGGAGGGCAAGTAATATGAAGGTAACAAGAGAACAGATTTTGGCTATTATGCCGAATGCCAAGGATAAGGTGGATGCGTTCCTTCCTTATATCAATGGCTATGCTGAGGTGTTCCATATTGATACTCCTAAGCGTATGGCTCATTTCTTGGCTCAGATTGCACATGAGAGTGGCGAACTGAGATATACCAAGGAACTCGGCAACAGAAACTACTTCCGTAAGTATGATGTTGGCAAGTTAAAGAACATGCTCGGCAACCTGAAGGATGGTGATGGCTACAAGTATCGGGGTAGGGGCTTGATTCAGATTACTGGCAGAGCCAACTATCAGGCTTATCAGAACAGCAAGTATTGTACTGGTGACATCATGGAGAGTCCTCAGTTGCTGGAGCTTCCGCTAGGAGCAACGAAGAGTGCTATGTGGTGGTGGTGGAAACATGACCTGAACAAACTGGCTGATAGTGATAGTTTCTTGGCTATTACCAAGACAATCAATGGTGGAACCAACGGCTTGGAATCAAGACGAAAGTTCCTTACAAGAGCAAAGAAGGTCTTTAATGTTTAGCCTATGAAAGTAAAATGGTACGATACTGATTTTTGGCAAGTAGCACTCTACGTGATAGGCATCTTGCTTGTGGCATTTCTTCTGTCGGGATGCAAGACAAAATACGTCCCGATGGAAAAAGTTATATGTCGGGACGTAGTAAAACACGATACGCTGCATACTTCTGACAGCGTTTTCGTGCGTGATTCAATCTTCCTCAGACAGAAGGGAGATACTTGCTTTCTTGACCGATGGCATGAGAAAACCGTCTTCAAGAATGTGTACAAAGTAAGGGTGGATTCTTTCCTGAAAAGAGACTCCATCCCAGTTCCCTACCCAGTAGAAAAACAACTCTCCAAGTGGGAGCAGTTTCAGTTAAAATACGCTATCTGGTCATTTGGGGCACTCTGTGTCTTGCTAGTCGTTTTAGGTTATAAACTCTATAAAAAGATAAAGAATGGCAAATTTCACATTGACAATCAAGAAAAGTGACATCTATGAGGAGGTGGCAAAGACTACTGCCTACATAGGAGGAAAGAACTTGGATAAAAACGGAAAAAGTCTGTATGACCAAGTGTTTGTGACGGAAGCTGATAGAGAAATGTTGGAAGGCTTTTGGGAAGATTCCATTGATGATGTTTCCGTAGCCTTGGAGAGTATTCTTGGATGGCAGAAGTGTGAATCAGGCAGCAACGAGGTATTTGGTCTGAGAGTAAGCAGCCTTTTTAATGAGAGTTTATTTAAGACCTTAGAATCAACGGTTTTTAGTTATGTAGTCAACAAAATAGTAGCAGAATGGTGCTCAGTAGTCTATAAGGATAAGGTAGAAGATTATCTCTCCAAGGCAAACGTTTTGCTGCTAAAAATTGACGCAATCATTTATACACGTAAAAGACCAACAAGATAGGAGGATAGGATATGAGGTATTGTAATAAAGGATATAAAGTGATGATAGAGTTGGAAAAGAATGAGTTGGTATATGACATCAAGAATACTGCTTTTTCTTTTGCTGACTCTTATTCCAAGCAGAAAGGTATAGATGCCAAACAATTAAAGAATGTGTTTGATGTATCAGAGGAAGGAAACAGAGATAAGTTAGCAAGGATTCTAGACTCAGCAGTAGAGGATTGCAGAGAAATGCTTTTCCGTTTCACCAAGGTGGAAATGCTCGGTGGTGGCTTTGATTCCAATGAGTGGGAAGAGTGTATAGGTTCGCCTACCAATGAGGAGGATGCTTATTACTTGGCTATGCGGATGCCGCAAGGTTTTTCTAAGACAAGTGTACATACCATGACCGTCTACTTGCATGACTACATCGTGAACCAATGCCTTTATGAATGGTTGATGATTGTTTATCCTGATGGTGCTGATAGATTCTGGGCACTCGCTGATGATAAGAAGCAGAAGATTAAGGATGCCAGCAACCGCTCGGCTGTTAGAGCAAGAATCGCTTTGCATCCATTTTAAATGATTAGTCGTTTAAGGCTAAGATAAAGCAAGGGAAGCTATCCATCACGGACTGCTTCCCTTTATTGTATTAAATGACAAACTTAATATTTATCTAAGTTTATGTTCCACTAGATGTGGATTCCTGCTTGGTTGTAATGGAACCATTGACCTTAACGCTGATGTTGTCAGGTAAGCTATTGACGTTGATGTCTGTAGCAGCCAGCTTCAATCCATTCTTCTGCTGGTCGGCATATTGGTTCTTATCCTGAGCGATAAAGTTGTTGATAGCTGTAGCTATATTGTAGAGCAGTTTATCGGTGTCGCTGCTGAGAGAATCTGAATCAACTGATGCGTACTTGTTGTTCTCAACGGTTGCCGATGTTGTCTCCTTCTCACGATACAGAACAGCCTGATTGATGAACTCCTGAGCAAACAAGAATGACTTGCTTACAAGTTGCTTTATCTTGGTGTTATCTATGTTGAGCGGATTCTCATACTTCTGTAGCATAGACTGCAAGCAACTTGCGGCTACTTCTTCTCTAGGCTGTAGGGTAGCGATGGAGAAGATTTCCTCTTCTTTGCCGCTTTCCTCTGTTCCACCTGTCTCTGATGCAGTAGCTATTCCGTATCTAGGGAATGGGCGAGCATTTGATGTTCCATCAGATGAGGTTTCTCTGACGAGTTTCGTTCCAGTTGTCTTTGTGATAGAGGATTCTACTATCTTTAGCAACTGCTTATCTCCATTTACATAAAAATAGCCATTTGCTAAAAACTCATATTGCTTTCCGTCTAACATGATGTAGCCGAAGTAGTCTGACCTTCTTATTTCATAGAACTTTATTTCTGTAGCTATATGCACTTTGTTGTTGGCATCCATATAGCCTACGGATGCTCCATTTCGTGCACGCTGTGAATCGAAAGCTAATAATGTATATTCTGCCATAATTATCTGAGTTTATTTTGTAATCTTGATTGGAACTCTGTAGATAGTGCGCTGATAGATTCGTTTGGGGCAAGGTTACCCATGAACACGACCCTGAAATATTTGTATGGGGAACCTACAAGATTTCTGAGATACATATTTGTAGACGAACCAACGTAATACCAATTAGATAAATCATTACTTCCAAATAGAACCGTTCCACACTTTCCTGCCTGAATGCTGCTGAAATATCCTCTTGTAATGCAATCGAACATGGTCTTATAGGCATCCTGACCAAGCGTTAAAGGACGGCTACATAGGAAGAATGGAACATTCTCTGTTGGCTCCTTCACATACACATCGAGTATGTTTCCTGCTTTGTCTGTAGCGTATGACTCAGGATATATATTTACTCGCTTGTTGAAGACATTGTGCATGGCTCCCCACATCTTGCTTTTCAAAGAGTAAACGTAAGCATAAGTATAGTTCGGGTTAAAGACGATGATACGACTATCATAATAGTCGTAAATCATATCAGCTTCTTCGAGATACTTACGGAAACGGACATACTTCACATCTGACTCAGGAATATTACCTAGTGCAAGGAGTTTATTCGGATAGGTCTTATCCTTTGTTGAATGTGAATAAATGGATAGAAAATCGAAAGGATAATCATCCAGTACATCGGTAAGACAAACGGACTCTCTTCCTTGTTGCATCATGATTCCTCGCTCTGTCGGGAACAGAACTGCATCATCAATCTGCAAGATGCCCTTCGGGTTGGAGCAAATATCTCTATTGGCTGGCTGTCGGGCAATATATGTTCCTTCTTCTCCAAGCATCAATACCCATACACCTTCATCGGTAAAAGCGTATAGAGGTGCATCACCAAACTGACCTTCGCTTATTGGTCTAGTGTTAGCAGCAAGTGCATTTATGATAGAAGAACCAACCTGAACACTATTCTTTGCAGGGAAGATTAGAGGATTCTCAGCTTCGCTTACTTTCACAACAGAAGAATATGGAAGTGCATTTGTGTTTGTTTTATAGTTTTCGTACTTGCTTACAATATTGTTCCATTCCTCTTCTGATGAGGTTTCCCATGGTAAAGCAAATTGCGGTACGTTTTCCTTTCCTTCTCCAGCTACGTAAAAAGAGAATGCTGTAGCTTCGGAAGAATGCAAGTTAACCGTAGATTTCTCAAACACAGAAGTTCCAGTCTTTTTATAGAATGTGATTTCAGATACGTTTAAGATTGGTACACATACAAAGTAATATAGTCTTGCACCTAAATCATCAACCTTGCACCAAAATTCTTTGTTTGATGCTTTCACTCTAACTATTCCTTCTGTGTTTAATTGTGCATCGTTTGGCAAGTTTGATAATGCTGGAGTGATATTACTTATCAAATCAACATTATATCCTTCTTTTACGTTCCCAATATGAAGTCTATTATTGTATGTAATCGCACATTTGCCTCCTAAATCAGAACGGTATAGGTTAGCCAAAGATAAAGACTCTTCCGTTCCCTCAACTCTTTTGAGTTGAAGTTCTTTGCCAATTTCGTCTTTACTGATAAATAGTGAATGATAGAATGATAGGGAATCTATGGCATTGGCTGCTTCCTTTCCTGACATCATTGTGAAAAACATATCACCTTGGTCTCTATCATTTAATTCTGGTACAACGTATTTGGCTGCTGCTGATTCTAAATTAACGAAAGATTCGGCTTTGCTTAAAAAAATATCAATGCCTTGTATAAGATTTGATATTTTATCAAGATTATCTATGTTTGCGCTAATAGTCCAAGTTGCTATTGCTGGTCCAATCGACCAAAATCTCTTGTTGTAAGGGTCAACACTAACAGAAGCTAAAGTTGAACTATTCCAGTCAAGTTTAAAAATATTGGAAATGCTGTAGTATGTACCATCGTATAACCTGATGGCTGCTACTCCAAACACAAAATATTTTTGCCATTGTTTTCCTTTGTCGGACAAAGTCTTATTAATTACAGCGTCAAACATGTTGAAAACTTTTGAAACTTGGTTTACATTCATTCCAGTTATCTTTCTACCAGAAGAACTGCTTTCATAAGTAACATAGTCCCAAAATTCATCACCTAGCGAGATTTCTGCTGAACCACCTTGATAATCAAATTCTTTAAAATCGATTTTGATTCCATAGTTAAAGTTATCTCTATCAAATAGCTGATAATTATCGTCAATCCAATATAAGTATTTGATAGATATTTCTCCAACAAAATTAACTATATTGCCAACTGCTGTGACGGCATTGACGTGGAATCCGTTGAGGTTGATGGTGTTCTTGGTTCCGTCTCCACCTTTTTCCATCCAGTACCAAGTATCATCTGATTTACGGATGATGTAGTGAGAGTGAATCGCTTCATCGTGTGTTACCTTATGCACCAGTTCGATGGTATCTCCTGCATCCAGCGTGATGTTCTGTTCTGCTACTACTGGCTGGTGAATAGGGTGGAGTGCCCCATCCTCGTTGATGAGGTTGAGGCAGGTTGCCAACTCCCCATCCTGACAATTATAGTCGGATGGAGAGTGGGTAAGCCCTTTGAGTATTACTTCTTGTCTTGTTGCCATGTGCTCGAATTTAAGTTTGGTCGCATGATTTCGTAATAAGGTTCGCCTTTGGCTGACTTGCGTGGTATGCAAGTAAGGCGAACCATTCTATTGAGAGGAAGGTTGTACTCATCAAGGATGGCGGTGATGGAAGGGAAGTCACTTCTGAAACCTACCTTCTTATACTTCTGATTGAATTGAAGCTGAGCGAAGGCGGTGTTGGCTTTGCGAAGTTCTTCCCAGTCCTCACGCATACAGAATCCGTACGTACCTCTGTCAGATAGTCTGAACACGAAGATGGAATTGTCTGTTCGCTCCTTCTGCATGATGTGGTCGTAGATGCCCTTGGAGAGCGTGACCGAGTTGGCTCTTCCGTCCAGTACCACAAAATCGTTGCGGTGTCTGAAACCTTTGACTTTATCTATTAAATACTTGAATTTCATGTTGCAAATATAATATGAAAAGTGATAAAATGGATATTATCCGTTAACTTTGTCTTTCCGTTTGGGTCTACCCTTGCGGTTGCCATACTTGGTGATGATGGCGGTTGCACGCTCTGAGTGGTAACAGCCACATGATTTGGTTCGTCCGTCACGAAGGGCAGAACCTAGAACCGTACAACCTCTGCCACAATCACACTTGCATATCCAGAACGCACCATGCTGGTGGTTCTCTTTATCAGATTTTCGGCAGACGAGTAATCTGCCGAAACGCTGTCCAGTAAGGTCTATCAACTTTCCCATACTACTTCTCTGCCAGTTTCTTTGCCTCTTCTACTGATACTGGCTTTCCGCTAAGAGGAATGCGGAAGTCGAACTTTGAACGGAAACCATAATAGCCTACGAAATCGAAGCTCTGTTTCATACGCTCATCTGTGGTGATGTACTTCTTGTAAGCCTTCACCTCCTTCTCTGAGCGGTAGATGGTAGAGTTGACGAAGTAGGAACTGGTTCCCTTGTTAGCGATAACTGCAATAAAGAACTGCTTACCAAGGAATTTTTCCTTGATACGCTGGATAATTGAGATTTTCTTTGTATTCATATATAAAATTTGATTAATTATTAAGAAGAATGCAGATAGGCTGCACTCTTAAAACTATTCGATTCCACAAGATACGATACCATCTTCTTTGTTGATTCCTCGGAAGTGCTCGCATCGCTGGCAAGCAAGGCTACCAACATATAGTATTTCGTTGGTGTACTTGCCGTATATGCCGAATGGGCAGGGAGTGGTGTACTCGAAATGCCCACCGACAAACTCGTTGACGTTATATTTTGGATATTTCATTGGTTGCTTTGATATGTTTCTAGACTTTTATAGTATTTTCTTATAACGGAAAATATGTTTGACTTAGTTCTGCCACATGATTTTGACTCAGGGCAGAAACCTCTATATACACATTGAGGAACGCAAGCGGATGCAAGCAAAGGTTCGATACGTGCCAATTCATCAATAACAAAGTACCACACCTCTCTTGTCTCATTTGATGCCTTGTTGCAGAGTCTCAGTTTAGAGATATTGATAATCTCCTGAGCGTTGAGGGATAGCTGCAAGTTGACCAAATCATCCTGCCGCATATCGTGGCGAGATACCTTGGAGCCAGTAATATCTGGTCGTGATGTGGAGACGAATGGCTGAGCATGAACATGGCGAACAAAATGATTGCTCACCCAATATGGTATGCCATACATTTTAATATCGAACTCCAATTCTCTGAGTGGTGAATGCTCGCTGATAATCATCTGTTTCTTAAACTCATCGCTAGGCTCATGTCCCAGCGGTTCCTTGCCTTGTGTGAACCGAGCAGCATCCACTACACGCTGCCAGTCCGTTACTCTTTTAATTTCTATTTTCATACGCTATAAATTCTTTAACTTGCCAATTATTCTAGCAAAGCGTGGTATATTTTTTGAGTATTCACTTAAACGATACTCTTTCGTCAGTAAGTTGTATATCCATTGCAGAACATCTGCATCCGAGTGAAACTCATTTATATCTTGTTCGTTTAATATTATTCGTTTTTCCATAAGCTATTTCTCCTTTCCGCTATCCACATCATTCTCTCCAAGAATATCCTTGATTTTCTTTTCGATGAACTCATCGGAAGCTAGTTCCTTAATAAGTTCATCTATATCAGGTAACTTTGCATCAACTCCGTCTTCTTGATTTTTGGAGGCAACATATTCCTTTAGTGCTTTCGCCCAAGAACTATTTGCCAAGTCTGCCAATGAATCCTTTTGGCTTTCATAGGCTTTCTTCAACTCTCCGTTATCACGGAAATATCTGAGCACTTCCGTCAAAGAGAGAATAAAGTTCTTTTCAGCAATCGGGTTACTCTTTGCCTCTTCCAGTTTTAGCATCAGGAAGAGTAATGATGCATGTAATTTTGTTTCGTCCATAACTAACCCTTTCTTCTACGATTTTTGATATGTAATGCTAAAGCGCAAAACGACAACAATAGCACTAATAATTGTCCTGCTTCCATATTACTTACCTCCATTTTTTCTTTCTAGTTAAACTTATCGCCTTGGCGATACGGTGGTCTCGGAATAAATCTTTTCCCCATCCTTCTTTGCGAATTTTTTGAATCCTTTTCAATGGTCTATATGCATAATGTCTTAGATACCAATAATGAGACTTTTTGCACAGAATATCCAATTCTTTTAGTTCTTTATCCCATGGCAGGTTTCTTCTGACAACTTTGCGAAAGTCGCAAGCCATTATCTTCTTTGCTAATCTAATCTTCATACGCTACTTCTTTTTATCCAGCCATTGCATAACATTATAATAGGAAACATCTTTGTACGACCTTAATGTTACATCAAAATTGCCATCTTTAAAATAATCAGATAAATCACCTCTCCAATAACCATTTATGAGTTCCTCTCGTATGGTACTTGCAGTTTCATTAATACAACGCTTAATGAGTTTCTGCTGCTCCGCATTCTTGTTGTAATGAAGAAGCGAACATGATGCTCGTTTGAGCCATCTCCACCACTTTGATGTGAACTTCTTTACTTCTATCTTTTCGGGAAGTTCCTCTCTTTTTGTGTGCATATCAATGAGTTTGTTGTACTCATCTAAACTAATTGTTATTTGTCTTTTCATACGCTACTTCTTTTCCCAATATTTATCAATTAAATAACCGATAACTCCACCCATAAAAGCTATATATAGAATAGCTAGGATAAGTATAACATAAAATCCAAACATAACTATTATTCTTTAAAATACGACTTTATTTTGTTCCAAACTTCCTTTAGTGAATAATGCCACATGACGTATATAGCAACAATCACCAAGGCAATCAAGAAAGCTGTCTCTATATCAAATCCTCCTCCTATCGAGCGTATTATATGATATGAACCATCACTTCCATAAGATATATAACTATCATTCATAACTATATCTTTTTAAGTTTTATTTTTATTGCCTTCAGATTTCTTTCACCTCCATCCCAGAAGCATGAACGTCTAAGATAGAAAGGTTGACCTTTAAGCCAAGGGAACTTATCATAGAAAGCCTTCCATTTAGCCTTTCCTGCGTTCAAAGAAGGTACTTCAATACAGCTTCTAGCATGGCAACTGCCAAAGACTAATGTATTATCACAAACGTTTTTATCCATAACTATTCCTCCAATTTTGGGCTCCAATATTTTGTTCCACAGTAATCTTCCCCACATAGCTCTCTACTGTTCTTATACTGACAATTAGAACAACTTCGCTCGCTCGGATTCCACAGCATAAAAGAAATTGCATTACGAAAACCTTGGTCATATATCTCTTGTTCAAATGCGTCAAAATCTTCCGTATAAGCTCCTTCTTCTTTTGCTTGTTGAATTATTTCATCTATTTTTTCATTAATTTCCATAACTATTCCTCCGTTTTTATATAAGGACAAACAACTACCTTTCGATAGTGCTTACATTCATCCTTGTAATCGCAAAAATCACAAAAACAATACGCCATACTATTCCTCCACTTTTACACCGAAAGAAGTTCCGTCGGCAAAGGTATAGTCTCTTAATACCTCCTTGTAGTTATAAGGTTTATATTCAATACCTATGAAAAAAAGTTTCCCAAGAGCCTTGCATACTAAAAACTTTTGTGTGTCCTTATCCTTCACCCACCCAAACGGCTGATGCTTTTGCATCTCTGCCCAGCACTCTTCTGCGTCCTTAAATGGGCGGTACTTTACCTCTGGCTTGATGCGATAGTTCTCAGCTTCTTTTATTATCGTATTTATGCTAAGACCTTCGCTGTCCTCAATATCCCTCCATACTTCTTTCTCTTTGTATTGTAGTATCCTCCCTTCTGCATAAGCAGAAATAATAGGAACTAATATTTTAGCTTCATTTCTCTTTATCATATTAATCATCCTCCAACTCTTTAAGTGCCAAGACTAACTCATTTTGAATATGAATTGCCATACCTTCACTCAATTTTATTCTTTTTGAGCCAATCATCTTGGAAACATTATTAATGTGAACTATTGCTTTTTCTTTGCTCATTGCTTATCCTCCTTTGTATTACACGTTGCTTGGTCTCCTTCATAGTAAGGAGCACCAACTTTAGGTAATATTTGAGTGTTCCTATTACAGGAACATTGCATTACCCAAGGTGCGTTTACCTTTCCACATCTAGGGCATATCCATCCTTCTTGTGCCATATTCTTTTATTTTTATTGCTAGATATACTCAATAATAACATCTAATTCGTCAGATTATCATATATAAGTGCCATTCCTAGACCAATAGTAACAATTACAAGAAAGATTCCTAATTTTAATAAAATTATCATATTCTTTTATTTTACCCTCTCCCTATTGCAGGAGAGGGTGGTTAGTTACTCAACATCTTCAAACTCAGAGGTAATTTCCTCGTCTGACTTCTTTTTGAAATCAAAGTAAGATTCCGTTTCATCGTCATACTCGCAACTAAGGCTAACATCATAGCCATCCCAGTTGTCAACTCCACCTGCTTCCAACAAGTCTAACTTGTATTCAGCTTTAAGAAGCTCTGCCAAACGTTCTGTACTAATCTTCTTCATTATTACTTATATTTATATCCCATAAGGGATGGTTAATAAATTACAACACAATCATCAAATACTGATACACTATCAACATTCATGGGTTGCCCATTTTCTTGTGTACCATGAGAATATGGGAAGTTGACTTCCATAGTCTTATCCTCTACCTTTGATAATTCATCAATTAATTCTTGTACTGTCATATTACTACTATTTATGCCCAAAAAACGATTAACTAATCTTTTTGATACTATCAATTTCCATACTCCATAGTACAAACTCTCTATTGGAGCGAGTGCCATCTTTCTTAGCAGGGTTGATTCTTACTTCAATCTCACCATTATAGCCACTATAACCTCGTTTAGGGACGATGCTTGTAATCCAACAAACATTACATCTGGAGCAGCTAACTTTGTCACCAACCTTATATGGAAGGCTTTCTATGTAATCATTTACACGAGAACGAATCTCATCGTTAGCAGCATTGATAATGCCTAGTAGGTTGTTAACTCTTACATTTAATTCTTCTTTCGTCATATCTTTAAATTTATGCCTAAAAGGCGGTTAGGAATTAACTATATAAAGTTGTTCATAAATAGTAGATTTCACAACAATAGGTTCGGAACCTAAGTCGTTATCATCTATCTTGATGGCAATTTCCATATCTCCCTCTTCATCGTAAACATCTTGAAGCTGTTGAATAAATTCACTTATAAGCATTTTATTATATTTTTATGCCCGAAGGCGTTAATAATTGCGTCTTATCTCAACTTTCCACTCTTTAGAAGAGAACTTCTTTTTGAGGTTTTTAATTAAATTCTCTATCTCTTCAAGAGATTCGAAGGCATTAACTAAATCCCCTACTTCATACCAATCATCCCATCTGTCTGGTTGCTTATCTATCTCCTTTTGAGTGAGTGGTCTAACAAACTCCCCTTTGATGGTTTGATAGTCGTTTGGAATTTCAATTCCACCCAAATATCCACTTACCGAGCTGTTACCACACATATTGCTTACTTTAATATACAATTTTGCGTAATAATGTATTGCTCCACCACAAAGACCACAAAAAGAACTAATTTCGATATTCATGAGTCTTTTTTTGTCTTTAGTATAGCTACCCATAGTTGTATATGTTTTATCAGAAAGATTAAACTGAAATCCTTCTCCAATATTCTGAGGAATAACCCCAGTTATCTTAGATATATCATATCCATTTTCTATTCGTAAATAGCTGTTTGTATCCATACGCTTAGTCTTTACCATTAATGAAATCCTCATACTCACCTATCGTGATTTCCACGAAGTCTGGATTTTGCTTTTCAGCTCTAATACTATCATCGAAGTAAACGAAAATGCGGTCTTTGTGACGTAAAAGCTGGGTGATGGAGAATCGGCTGACGTGCGGAACTTCGATATTCAGTTCCTTCAATATCTTGAAATGATGAGTAAAGGATTTATATGATGTAAATACTGCTGCTATTGCCTTACCTTGCTTACTACGCCTGTTAGGCGCAATAGCTATATAGTAACCGTCCTCCAATTTTACACCGTCTACCTTCTTCCACACCTTCTTATCTAACGTATCGTAACGCTCAGAAAGAACCCATATAGCGGTAATCTCGTACTCTCTTGAGAGAGTTCCGTTAGGCTGATAGCCCTGATATTTTTCAAATTTGAAACCTACGGCTTCTTCTACTCTTTTCATGTAGGCTTGATGCTCTTCAAATTCTGCATCGAGAATACTCTTAATGTATCCATAAGCCTTACTTCCCTGTTTTGCTTCGTACAACATACGCTTTACTTTTCAAGTTTCTCAATCAATACCTTAATCTCATTATATGCAAGAATATCTGTACTTCTACAGATGTTACCAATATTCTTCAACTCCATGATTATCTCATGATTTGTAGGCACACCATGCTTCTTTCTTACCCATTCAATGAACTCGGGAATTACAATATTAGTGCTTTCCAATGTCTTACCTACTCTGCCATTGTATGACAGAAGGTAGTAGTTCTTTCTTGTTAAGAACCACCACAAAGCAACTAACCTATATTTGATACTTAATAATTTCTGTTTCATTTTCTTACTCCTTTCTTTTTTTAGGAACATACTCATCTAACTCATCGTCAAACCCATAGCAGTCTGGGCAGTAGTGCTTATCGCCTATCTCTGCCCATTCGCTTTCCATTGCTTGCTCTTTTGCAGTTCCTTCGTCCAACCAAGCCCCAATGCCATTAAATTCATCAATGAATGTTTTTCCACATATGTCACAAATGACAGAGTACATAGTTACTGGCTTAATCATGTTTGCATCCCTCCTTTGGTAATAAATCATCAACATAGAGCCAGCTAATAATATCATAATCAGGTCCAATATATTTGAAATCGTAATCATACCAACCAAAATCGTGAAAAGATGATTGCTCTATTCTTTCTTCATCTGGAAGCATCCCATAATTAAGATGATAAACAACCCTTACCAAACATATTCTATTTTTATCAGGCATTTCGCTAGCAGGATGCCACAAGTCCTTCAAGAACTCATTGATAGCCCACTTAGCACCTAGCCCAATAGCTTCTTTGATGTCCCCCTCATAGAACATTTCTTCCTTTTCATCATTGTTGAATACTATCTCTTCGCCATTTAACAGAAATCTATCTTCATAGATTTCTTCCTTTGCAGTTTCTATTTTCTTATCATCTACCATGATTATTTCACTCTTTTAAATTGAACTGCCTTTCCGTCTTTTCTAGTGCTTGCGCTACAGTCAAAATCTCCGCAAACATTCTCATAGATATTGTTACATATCTCATCGAAAAAACAGCCATTACATTGTTCTTTCTCTGTCTCAACCACCTTCAAGACGATTTCTGAGCCTATAGGTAAATCTTCCATAACTAATTTCTCATAATGTGACACTTGACAACCTTGTTGACTGCAAGAGGTTGTGATTTATTAAAACTCTCGATAAACTGACGTTCCATCTGCTCAGGGAAGATGGGCTTGGTAGGCTTTGGAATGGTGATGGTAGCTTGGATTTTGCTACCATCACTCAATGTCATTAAACATCTTCTTGAAATCTGTTCTATTCCAAACATATTGCTGTCCTCCTAATATTTGCATCCGTGAAGGTACGGACGTGATTCATTATACTTCATTTTTAACTTAATGTGCTCCATCAGGTCGATATTGTTGTTATGTGCTTGGGCGAAAACCTGCATGAGTGTCCGCTGGATAATCTTTGAGATATACCAATATGGCGAGTTGTTGTCAGTAAACGAGCATAGGAAACTGATGATATGGTAGAAACATTTAGCAATACCACACTTGTATTTTATCTTAGCGATTTCATACTCTTCTTTTAGATAAGAGTTGCTTTGAAATTTTGTTGGTTTTTTGGTGTCCATCCATCCCAAGAGTGATAAGATTCGGATGCCAACGTCAGCGAACTCAGATTCTACCGTTCCTTCAAGAGTGTTCTTGTAGGCGGTAGGAATATCTCTGCCCATCAGAATCTCGCTCTCGTAGTCTTCGATACTTCCGTGTCGGTTGTGTCTGTCTGCCTGAACAGCTTCTGCCATTTCTGTGATAATGAGCATCAGAGCGGTTGTTATATCTGTGTTGTCAGGATAGAAACCATGTCTTTGTGCATTCAAGTAAGCATCGTTTGCCAAGACAATCAGTTTCTTCTGTGTAATAATTTCTTTTTCCATATTGTTCTTGATTTATTATTTTCTGATAGTGTTTCAATCCACATAGCTAAGCTATGACCTGATAGTGAATGCCATATCGTTGATGGTGCGGCACCAGTTTATCTTTCCTTCTGCACATAACTCATTGATGGCTTGATATGGCTGGGGGAATCCTCGATTAATGATTTCAGACGTGAGGACGTGGGGCGGTATGATGTGAGCAGCTTCACGCTCTGCCTGAATCTCAGCGATGATGGCTAGGATTTTTTCTTTCTCTGTCTTCATTTGGCGAAGGTAAGAATGAGACGTGGGTGACTTCGGACTGGAACATTAATTGTTCCCACATTCCGTTTAGGTCTTGTTGATACCACAAGCCATCGTGCATTGTCCCGATGATTGGGTTGCCTTTATACCATAGTACCATGGTCTTGTGGGTAAACATGGCTTTGTGCGCTTTGCTTATACGCTTGCCTACCTTGATATATCCAAAATTTATTTTAGTAATTGCAAAAATTTCCATAAGCTAGAAGAGTGATAGCTGACCAGTCTTGTCGTGGTAGTGATTTCCTGATGGGAAAATCAGTTCCTCGAACATGGCGGTCAGGCAGTTGGTTACTATTGAATTTCCTGCGAGGGCATATAGTTTGCTCTTGCTGATAATGAGTTGACCAGACTTCTCCTTGCTTAGGAGTTTGTCTATATCAGCTTCGTGAACTCCCATCAGTCGGAAACAATCTCTTGGAGTGTACTTTCTGATTTGGATGGAGTATTTCTTTCCGTTTGGTGCGGTGTGAATGATTTCTTTGTTCATGATGGTTACGAATGTCATGTTTGCTGTATCTATGGTTGTCTTGATGGTAGGGGAGATACCTTGCATTACAGCTTGGTTGTAGATGTCGAGAACTTGACCGCCTACATCAGGCTTCACCTTCCCTGATAGAAGCAGGGATTTCATTCTCTTTCCTCCTGTTATCATATCTCTTTGACGATTAAGAAAAGTGGAATGCAATTACCTCCGTGCCCCATAGCTGAATTGAGAGTAGGGGAGATTCCCTTGGTGGAGTAGACTCTGGTCTGCTGCTCTATTCTGCCTTTGATTTGGAGGTTTGCTAGCTTTATAATTTTGTCGCACATTCTTTTATTTTTAAGATAAATGTATTGTGTTCAAAGGAAGCTGTTGTGATGGTTGGTGATATTTTTGTTTTAATTAACCCACCTTTGAAACTTCCGTGTTTGTTTCTGAATATTATCATACTCTTTTTATGATAAGAACTCCACCTTTCGGATAATGAGCGGTGTCTATGAGGTTCATGATACTTATCATAGAGAAACTGGCTGTGACTGCTACAGAGCATCCATCAGCAGTTTTTGGTATTGCTATCTTCGGGGTAGAGTTTTTCGATTGATTCATTGATGTCTGCTTTTGTGAGATACTTTTCGAGAAGGGGCTGAGATAGGAAATATTCGGGAGCTACATCATCTTCCAATATATCCTTAACCGTAGTCTCTAACTTGATAGGCGAAGGGAAGTGATACTCTGGGTTCGGCTCATCCTCTGTTCTGAGTATGGAGATAACGAAGATACGTTCACGATTCTGAGGGATTCCGTAATCTTTGGCATTCAGTACCTTGTAGAAGGAGGTGTAACCGAAGGAGTCAAGGTCTTTGACGTACTGGAAGAAGTACTTCCTCATTGACTTTGAAAGAAGACCTTTTACGTTCTCTAGCATCACATACTTTGGTTTCTTGACTGCCAGCATTCTCTTCTCCTGAAAGATAAGGGATGAGCGTGTGCCGCTGCCTTCCTCTGCTCCTTGTCGAAGTCCTGCATTGGAGAAATCTTGGCATGGTGAAGACCATGATATGAAGTCGAAGTCGGGAACCTCATTCCAGTCTATCCTTGTCACGTCTCCATAGTTAGGTATGTCTCTTCCGTGCAGAAGTCCGTAGGCTTGGATGGCAGATGGTTCTATCTCTGAGTAGCCCACTACCTTGAAGTCGAACTCAGGATGCTTATCTTTGAGGTACTTGAAGGCTAGGCTCTGACTGCCATACCCAGCGAATGCCTCAAAGACTCTGAGAGGATGCTGCTTGTTGTACTTACTGATTGCTATCATTTTGGTAAACAGATTTGTGGTTTATGGATTCCATTGGATGCCCAAGCGTTCCAAGGTTCCGTTATCACGATATATCTCCAACTGCTTTCGGCATAGGCTATGAGGATTCTTTTGCAGAAGCTCTATCATACCCATGATGCGTGTCTTGAAAACGTTGTCCTTATCCGCATTTGTCACGTTCTGTTCAGCCTTCGTCTTTGCGATAAGTTGGCTGATTTCGGAAGGATTCTCGTTAACGGATGCTGGCGGTGGTGTTGCTCCGATGAGTTCGTCTTCCCATCCTCGCTGGTTAAGGAAGGTTTGGAAGTTCTTTCTGTACTGCTTGTTGGGCTGTGAGATTACATATAGAGGAATATACTCTATAGCTGCCTTGCGGTCTTTCTTGCTCATAGAGTTCCACTTCTTTTCGAGTTTGGCTTTGCAGCCTACCTTCTTGTCGTACAAGTTCCATGCTCGCTCAAAGGTATATTCGTCTTTGACTTCCTTTGGAGGAGCTGTAATCTTGTAGCCATTCTCTTCTAGTAACTTCATTGCTTCTTTTAGTTTGGCTACAAAATCCTTTCCGTTCATGATAATTATATTACTCATAGTTCACCATTTAAATAATTGTCGATTGCTTGGATAAATTCATCTATAGAGCGGACGATGATGTACTTGCCACCATGTCGCTCTACTTCATACTGGAATACCTTCTGTTCGGGTTCCTGCCTACCTTTCGGTGTTTTATTTTCGATGCAGAGGAAACCGTACTGGGAGGTGCGCTTCAGGAGCAGCATATCAGATACTCCTGCCTTCATACCTTCTTCTTTGAGCCATGCGGCTTGTCGGGAGGTTCGCTTGCCACCATTAGGAACGGCAAAGAATACACCTTCAAGGTCAGGATATACCCCACGGATATACCTGACCTCTGCGGCTTGCAAGTTGTGCTCATCGTAGGATGCTCGCTTGCGTATCTTCTTGCCTTTCTGCTGTAGCTTTGCTTTGATTTCAGCGTAGCTTGCCATTACCAGTCGGTTGAGAAAAGGTCGTTGAGAGATTCTTTACCCATTAAGCGGATGGCTTCGTCAGCAAGGTCTGCGTTCTTGAAGTAAACGATTCCTTGATTTGTCGTATGGTTAAATGTTACACCATAAAGTATATCCTTGAAAATATACCAATTTTTACTACTGTCTTCGAAGTTGGGTTTCCAGTCACCATTGAGATACTTGGCGATGTTCTGCAACTTGTTGAAGGCAATCATGCGCTTTGCCTGAGCAATAGATGTGCAATTATCGAAGTCGTTGTAATTTGAAGAAGTCATTGCCCTTGATGAAATCTTGTTACTTTCATCAAGGTAGTACGCATCCTTGTTATAGAACAAATCCTTGCAAATATCATCATAAGTGATAGGCTTGCCTTCCTTATCATCAGGAGCAGTCTCATGTTCCGTCTTCTGACGAACCATCAACTTACCTTCCTCATCGAAGAAGAACTGGAGGTTATCAGGGATAGGGTACTCTACTGCCGAACCATCAGCAGGAATGCGCAACTTAGATAAGGTTGCCTTTCCGTTATTGATGTTGGTAACATCTTGATTGCTGATGCCTTCTGCGTGAATATCAGGAGTCTCCTCGGCAATCTCTGCCATCTTCTTGGCAATCATGTCTACACCTTTGCCAACGATTGCTCCGAAAAGCATCTGTGCAAATGGTGGTAACTCTGGGGTGTTGTTGCGCTGACGATTACGTCTGTTGTTGCGCTTGTCGTTTCTACGTGTCATATCAACTATAATTTTGTAAAATGTTATTAAACTCGTCTTCTGTAACACCATCTGCATAGAGTATCGTGAGGATGGTGTCTAAGACTCTACTATATACTTCATTGAAGGCTGGCTCATCCATCTTGGCGAAGGAGATAGACTTGGCTCTCTCCAAGAACTTCTGTCCGTTGAGGTCGTAAAGCGGTTCGCTGAATCCTGATGTTATCAGAAGCTGCTCACGGAATGTGTCTATAGAACGTAGGTTTGTGCGCTGCAGCTCTGTGAGACAATCCCATGCTGCTCTGATAAGGGAGAAGAACTTGCGATGAAGCTTGATGTTCCTTGGTCGAACTATGTTTGCCTTGACGATGGAACCAACCTTTATCTTTTTCATTTCCTCGTAATCATCATCCGTGTAAGGGCGAAGACCAGTGGAGGTTCTTACTAGATGGATTTCCATACCTTAATATATTATTGATTTGGGGCAGGGAAGGGGAGACCTTGCTGCTGACCACTTGCATATTGAGTGTTCTGCTGAATAGGTTGACCGCTTGCGTTAACCTGAGGGGGAAACTGCTGTGGTTGGTAATATCCACCAACTGGCTGAGGTGCTGCGCCAACCTGACTCTGGACAACCTGACCTTGTTGCTGACCATTTGGTCGTTCCACCTTCCAACAGTCCAACTGATTGAACCAACGTCCTTCCTTAGACTGGCGTGCCTTCAATCCGATGTGGGCGGTGATGATTTCTCCTAACTGAATGTTGAACTGCTGCAACTTGTCTGAGCCATATACCGAGATAACGGCTCTTGAAGGGTACTGCTCGTTCAACTCTTCGATAGTGTACTCACAAGAACTCCATTGAGTTCCGTTTTGGGAAGTTCCCATTTGAACTTGCCCTGCTGCAATAATTTTACCAGTAAATTTAACGTTCATATCTATACTTAATTAAGTTTGATTCTTATTGATGGCTTGGTGGTCGTTTCCTTTAGATAGTACTCGTAGTGGTCAGGCTCCGTGTCCTTGAACAGCTTCGTGTCGAAGGTCTTCTTGGTGGTAGCTGCCACATAAGAGTAGGAACCGATATTGGTCTTGATGGATTTCTGCTTGTTGGCTTCCATCATCTTCATTATCTGCTCCTTCACATCATCCTTCTTAATCTTCAGGGCATCCATACGAGTGGTTATCAATCTGTACTCCTGCTCTAGTGCTGAAAACTGCTCAGGAACTTCCACCTTATATTGGTACTCTTCATCATCAGCGAGATAAGCGTTGATTAAATCGTCAATCTGCTCATCTGATACCCTAGGGAGTGGCTGGAACTTGCTCTGTCCGTTCTTGAACCACATACAGACTATCTCCTTCACCTTCAAGTCAGGATTCTGCTCCTCGAACCATTTTGCATAGATTGATAGCTGGAGCGATACGTTGTCGTAGTGAAGGGTGGCGGTGGTCTTGTAATCTACCAGATAGATGTTGCCTTCGTTGTCGGCAAAGATTCCATCAATGGCAGATGCGAAGTTCTCACCATCTGTAACAAGATACTCGGATGCTACATAGTGTAAATCGTATGCGACTAACATACTATGAAAGGCTTGAAGCTCTTCCGTAGGATTCGGGTACTGCTTGATGTCGGCATCGAAGATGGAGCAGAATGTTTCAAACGTGTTGTGTACAAGTCCTCCTCGCTCTGCTGCCTTCTTCAATACAGACTCGGGAATATTCTTGTAGGTGTCGGGGAAGGCTTTCTTGATGAGCGTTCCCGTCACACCTTTCAGTTCCTTCTTGCCGATGAAGTACTGATGAGATTCCTCAATGAATGTGACTCTTGGCACATTCAAAGTGATTTTCTTTGTTTCTGTTGTCATATTATTGTATACCTAATTGTTTCTTCTTGGCTGATACTGCTTGCATGAACTGAGTGTTAGAGCAGAGTGGCTGGTAATGCTGAATTACCCACAACAGATTGTCCTTACTAACACATCTGCTCAGGTAACCCAATCCTTCGTTCAGGTCGCTCGGGTGGTACTGAGGGAATGATGTCTGCTGGGCGGCTTGTGAAGGCTGGGCGGCTGTCTGCTGAGTCTGGGCTTGCTGCTGCGCTGCTCTACTATCCTGAGCACCATACTTGCTATCAATATCTATGATGTCTTTTCCTGCCTCGAAATATACGTCTGCTGCTACACCCAGTGCCTTCATAGCAACCGACAAGGCATCTGTGAGTGCCATCTTGTAGCATTCATCAGATACGTATGCTCCCTTGCTTTCCATTGATACTTCTGACGAACCTCCTGTTCCTTGGATGGCATCTGACCATTCTCCGTTCACCTTGATAAAGAGGTCGATGTTGCAATAGGCTTTAACCTCGCTTCCGAAAGTCTCTGTCCACTGCTTGGTGATTACGTACTTCCAACCGATTCCGCACACACCAAACTGCTCTGTCATTGCCTTGATGCGCCACATTGGGTTGATGTCGTGTTTTCCTCTAAGTCTTCCTGACTGAATTTGTCTGAGTGCCTCTTGAGGAACGACTTTGAGTTTGTTGTAATAATCTAAATTACCCATATCTTATATGTATTAAGTTGTTATTGATATTTCCATTCATAGCGGCTGCATTTGTAGCCACCATCTGGGTTCTTATTCGGGTTGTCACACATGGTCGAGAAGATACAATCGTGACAACTATTTGCTTTATATCTCATATTGTATGGTTTGAAATGTTCAAATTAAAAGGCCCACGGTTCTCACGAATGGTGGGGCGAGAGTTTTTTATTTTAGTTTAACCTGAGCGGTCGCTACCGCAATGCAAAAAATTAAAAATGTAATTTGTATGAAAAAAAACATTAATTTCTCTATAATAGGGCGCACGTTCCGAGGCTTTAACCCATCCGTGCGCCCTTGGTTCCCTTCTGCATTCATGGAGGCTTAGGACTCCCAGCACTAGTAATCGCACATATTGTGATATATCTGATTTCTATAAAATAACCAATAACTTGAACCGAATAGAAAGAAAGCGTGCTGGCTGCATTAGAACCGATTTGTAGTTGTGCGCTCCTACCTTTAGATGCTACCTTATTATATAAGGGTCACGGCATCAGGTCTGCTTCTTCACAAGTGAACTCCAAGTTTTTCCAAATTCCACCTATCAGGTGTATGTACTCGCTTGCCACTTCCACGTCTAAGCACCATCTGTGGTTAATGATGCTCCTTTTGGGTACGTGTACCTCTCTAGGAAGGTTTATCCTATCCGATACTAAGCCTTTGAATCGGGCTATATGGGGCGCAAGGTGGGACTCGAACCCACGACACGTGACATTTCACACTCTACCAACTGAGTTACTTGCGCTGGGTAAAAATTTAAAGATGTAAAATTATAACGACTAAAGTTATAGTGGAGACTGGGAGTAGCAAACTCCAAAAAACCTCTGCTGTTTTCAATGACTGAAATATTATAAGACTTAACACATTAATAACTTAATACTAAATTTAACTTGTGAGGTTCAATCTCCATATATCTTACTTGCCTACCTCCTTGAAGTAGGAGTGAATTTCCTTAACGGCAACAGCGAAAGCGATTACGCTGGCTACCAACATTATATCTGCTATCATAAGTTTATCTGTTTAATGGGTAAAACAATAGGCTGCCGCCTCTGATTTCAACTCTGCCATGCTCTTTCTGCGGTTCTGAGTCATCCACTCTTCCAACTCGCTCTTCTTGAAGTAGAGTCTGTTCACATTTGGCTTATAGCAAGGAATGATGCGGTTCCTGACGTTCTCTCTCACTCCTCTAACCGTCATACCAAGAATGATTGCAGCTTCATTAATGTTGAGCACATTCTTTGCAGCTATGAGCGAATACTGCTCTATGCGGTCTAGCTGCTCCTTAATCTCTTTGTCTATCATATCAGTTGAATTTGATGGTTTGTTGACTGGCACTAGCTGCCTTGGCTGGCTCTGTTCTACCAGTGCCCTTATCGCTGGGAGTGTTCTCCTGCTCTATCAAGGGGAGAATGCCCTTCGCTTTGAGTGATTCATATAGGAAGATTCTTCCTTTCGTTGTCCACTCGGTGTTGTACTTCACATCATGCCGACCATCACTCCTTACGATGTCTACTGCTCTGCTGTGAACATATCCACCTTCGAGGAACTGGGCAAACAATATCCATTGACCTCTTACCTTGTGTTGGATTCTCATAGACTCCAACTCCTTGTTTAACCTCATGGCACTCATTCCGTAGTCCTGAGCAATCTGAGTAACGGTCATAGTGGCATTACTCTGCAAGATTTTGTCGTAGTAGCTAACCTTAGGCAGCATTTCGGTAATCTTGTTACCCAGTTCCATGTTCGTCTTGCTGATAGTGAGGATTTGTTCCTGCTGCTTCTTGTTCTCCAAGGCTAGCTGCTGTTTCTTTTCCTCAGACTTGACCAGAGATTTGAGAGCTTCGAGATAGTTCTGAGGAACGGATGGCTTTTGATGTTGCTCTTCCAGTTCCTTCCATCGTTTAATCAACTTGGCTCTCGCCTCATCGTTGAACTTGGTGGCGATGTAGAGACACTCTTCTTTATTGAGGGAGTAGTAAGGTCTCATCTTGTGACCTCCGTTGTTTGTCTCAACCTCTTCCTGCATCAGGGAAAAATTTCCCCCTTGCACTTTTTGCCATGCTGGCTCCATCTTTCGGATGGCTTTCATCACATCATTGTGTGGCTTGCCAGTAATCTCTGCAATCTGTAGTGATGTCATTCTATCACCATCTACAATAGTTGAAATTTCATTCATAGGATACCTCCTTCTTTATTATTAGTAGAACATAACCTTATCGGTCTCAACACCTCCGAACTCATTCAAGGCAGCCTGCCTGATGTCTTCGGATTGCTTGCTCTGACTTCTAAATGCAAGAGCGTTGAAGATTGTTTCTCTACAGCAACCATACCGCTCAGCAAGTTTTTTTCGTCCTTCAAGCGAAACTTTGATAATTTTTATCTTTTTTACTTGCATATCTTAATTTTTTGTTGTAATTTTGCTTTTAATAATTAAGCAACTTGTTGTTTACGAGTGCAAAGGTACTCTTTTCCGAGTAAACTACCAAATATTTTCTCGAAAAAGATTAATCCTTTAAGATTAATTAGTTAGTATTTATAAATGTAAAATGTATGGAAGTAACTATTTATCAGAGGGTTAAGTTGGTTTTAGAGGATAAATCTATTTCCGTTAACGCTCTCTCTAAACAGATTAATGTAGCGCAAGCTACCCTGAATCCTCAGTTAAGAGGTGATAGAACTTTAGCAGCCAATATCGTAGCGAAGATACTGGATGCCTTTCCTGATGTGTCTGCTGAGTGGTTGATGCGTGGTGTTGGTACTATGTATAGTAATCAAGATGCGGATGATTCTTCTTATATGGTTGCCGAAGAACCTAAGCATGATATGCCTGAGCAGGAGTATCATCAGGATGATTCCGTCTGGAAGGCGAAGTACGAGGAGTTGGAGAAACGCTACGACCAGCTACTATCTATCTTAGGCGGTGGCATGAGACAAGCAAATGTAGGGTAATTAAAATGTGGTAGAAAAATGAAAGTATTAAGATGGATTGGTGTTATTCCTGCTTCTATAGTAGGAATGTATGTATGTTACTTGTTTTCTATGTTAACTGGTTATTTGAACTTTGGATGGGGAGTAACTATTAATGGAGAAACGATTAATATAGTCGGTGCTATAGTTTCGATATTGGCGAATGGATTTGCTGGATATGGATTTGTCTATTGTGGTGCTTACGTTGCTCCAAGATATAAGGGTGTCACGGCATTACTATTGATGATTGTTCTTGTGATAGGTGTGATATTGGGAATTTACCAAGATTTCACTTTAGGGCGAGCAACTATATTAGAGACTATTAAGTTGCTGGTAAATCCTATTGGTTCATATATTGCTTTTGAGTCAATTAAAGAAGATGTTATAGCAAACATAAAAACACCTGAAAGACCGATGCAGGACTTCGGTGAAAGCAGGGAAGACTACATGAAAAGAGTGAATGAATATCGTGATAAAATGAAAGAGATAAAATCTCGTAAATGGTATAATGTATGAATGTGTTTTTATTAATTCTTCTGTTAATAGTACTTTCTATTATCTTGGGTACAATGCTGAACTGGATATTGGTGGCAATGAAAGGAAATGACTTAGTGTTGGTTCATAAAAGAATGGGGGTAATATAATGGAAGTATTTATTGGTATAATGTTGCTTTTGGCTATTATTGCTATAATATTTGTACAGAGAATAATAAGCGTGAATCGTGAGCTAAGTGAAAAAAGAGCAAAGGAAATACTTGGAAATATGAGGAATAGTGAACCTCGCACAATACCAGAACCGAACAAGCAGGATTTTGGTAGATGCGCTAATGCAGTTGGTCACTTTGGTTTTGATGTATCAAATCCTATACGAATTTCAAGTATTTACGATGCTTGTTTCAATAAATATATTAATGGTATGTATATAGGCAGAGAAAGAATCTCTGGTTATATTGTTGTTTCTAAGTGTTGGTGCTCTTTGTTCGGAGAGAAACCAATTTATAGGGTTGGCATTAGAAAAAGTGACAAGAAAAGTTTTTCAACGCTATATTTTATTGAGGATGGTATAACGAAGCCACAATATTATCCTGATGGAATTTTGGATGGTTCCGATTTGTATTTTCAAGATGTTGTTGAGAATGGAGGTCATGTTTCCTTTAAGGATAGCTATTTCCAAAATAGAATGTTGCTGAAAAAGGAAAGTTCACAAAAAGCAATACCAATTCTTAAAGAAAAAGTGTATAGCTTTCCTTTTCCAAAGAAGAAAGATGATGAGGATTCTAGTCAATTTGCATCAAGAGTTGAAGACCAAAGGATACGCAAAATGTTGTCTGACGATTATTGGAAATTTGTTAATCTGCATAAGAAAATTGCGCCTGGGCTTTCCGAGATTGCGAAAGAAACTAACGAGGAATTTGCACAGAAATGGGAGAAGATAACTGGTATCAAACGAAACGAGGGGGAATCGGCTTGGAAGTATATGATGAGAGTCAAGCCATATAAGGATAAGATATTAGCTTTACAACGTAAGCAACAAGAACTGGAGCAAAAATTGAAAGCAGCAAAATCAAAGTCCGAGTATGAAGCTGACGAAATATTAAAGAATTACAATGGAGAAAAATAATTTTCCCAACTAGAAAAATAAAAATCTCTGCAAGGCTGGCTGCCTTACAGAGATTTTTTTATTCCTTGTCGAAGAACTTGTCAATGAGTCCCATTGCATCATTCTTCTTCTTATCTATAATCTTGGCATAAATCTCTGTGGTGGCGATTCTTGTATGCCCCATCAATTTACTGGTAGTGTAGATGTCTGCTCCTAGGGTAAGCATCATGGTTCCAAATGTGTGCCTTGCAGTATGGAAGGTGATGTCCTTCTTGATGCCAGCATTTGCTGCCCATACCTTGATATGAGTGAGAACCGTCTGTTCGCATCCCATACCATTGAAGATGAACTCGTTTCCGTCCTGCTCAGGCAACCATTCTATAGCCTTGCCTGACAGATTGTAGGAAACCATCTTGTTAGTCTTCTTCTGTATGATAGACAGATGCCATGACTTGGTTCCATCCTCGTTGGTCACTTCCCTGATGTCTGACCATTTCAGTCTCCTGATGTCGGAGATACGCAAACCGCAAAAGCAGGAGAACATGAATGCCTGCTTGATAACTGGAACTTTGCATTCTGTTTCTGCCAGTTTCTTCACCTCCTCAATGTCCAAGAAAACCCTGCTAGTTTCAGGTTTCTTTGGCTTCTCACGCTTATCCACCTCGCTGAATGGATTCTTGTATATCATCCCACCTTTAACGGCTCTGCTGAGCATTTCATTGAGGTGGTTGCAATACATAATCTTGGTGTAGCTGGAAAGCGGCTCTCCATTGCTCTTCTTGGTGTTGTTCAGGAACTCAATGAATCCCACACAATACTTCTTGTCAATACTGGATAGCTTGATATTGTCTCCCTTGTAGGCGATGAGTTGCTTTCGGGTGCATTCTATCTGCGCTGCGATTCTGTTTGGAGACTGCGATGTCTTCATCTTATAAGTCTTGAAGTTGTCTATCCAATCCATGAGCTTCATCTTGCTCTTGACTGATATGATTCCCGAAATGCTGTTCTTGATGTCCAGTACTCTCTGAGCCTTGGTAACATTGGCGGTAGCCATAGTTTCAGCATTCTTTCTTCTTGCCTCTGCCTTACCTCTACCCACCTCTGGTACGATGTAGAGTTTCAGAAACTCATAGGTTCTTTTGCCATTCTTGTAGATGTCTAGATAGACACTCTTGTTTCCGTTGGCAAGTTCCTTGAATCTGATAGTGACAGGTTCCTTTTCGATTGTTTTCTTTCTTCCCATAAGCCTTTGTTTTATAATTCTGCTGCAAAGATAAGCATTTTTTTTGTTACTCGCAAGTTTTGGGTAACAAAATAGTAACAAAACCAACACGTATCTTATGTATAGGTAATGTACATCTAGCTTTCGGAAAATTAATTTTCCGTAAAGGTAAAGCGTTGATAACTAAAAGTTTAGATATACATTTGATATACATTAGGTAACAGATAGCTTAAAGTGGGCTATTTACTATCTTTATGAATCCAAATTCAGATTTAAAGAACAATGAGAATGTAATGGCAGCTAATGCCGAGTCATCAACAATTAAGGCAGCTAATGCTGAGTCATCAACTGTTGGTGCAGGCTATGCCGAGTCAAGAATTTCAAAGTATGCAGCCCGCTTTGCTGCATACAGCGATGAGCGCTTGAAGCAGACCATAGATCACGAGCGCAAGGTTCGTGGTTGGGGCAGCGAACGCAGCTACTTCCTCGCCGCCCTGCGAGGAGAGTGCGAGAAGCGGGGCATTGATTACTGCTAATCAAGCCCCATCTGTGTGAATCTGTGAATTGAAAATCGGCGGCCGAAGGGAAAGCCAAATCTGTGGGAGTTTATGACTTGAATTCCTCGATGAAGGGTTGCAGGTTTCCACCTCTTGGCTCCAGCCCTGAATAAGGTAGCGTATGGCACATGGATGCCTCCGAATCTCACAGGCATCGGATAAATACCAAAAGAACAAATTGTGTCGCAACTTGCGACCCAATTGACATGGTCGCATATAATAGAGGTTCTTCTGGTAAAAGATCCTTTAGCTGTAGAGTTCTATCTGACAATGTCGTCTTCTGGTAGATGAGGAACAAATCGAACTTCTCCAACTCGACAAGGCGGGAATCAAGGTCGCCCAATACATGACGGAACTTCCTTCTCGTAAAGTCTTGATGGAGCAAATCAGAAAGTCGCTGGAAATTGCCAAGGAATTGGGTGCTGAGGATGAATAGCAAGACAGAAATTTTTCTAATCCCGATTGGAAAATCTTCCTTGATATTTGGAAGTCTCGATTATTTTTCGTACCTTTGCCATCGAATAGGGTGTCGGTGCCTTCGGCTTCGTTCCCTTGTAACATAAGTTGAACAAATAAAATAGAATAATAAGAAACAGAAAGAACAATTTTATAGACATATAACATATTAATATACAAAGCGTTTACGATATTCGGAATACTCTCGAAATTTGGCGATTAAAAGATGTAAAACCGAGATTAAGTGAACGCCTGCGCTATAGCGTGGGCGGAACTTATCGGTTTTACGGGCCACGCCAAATGCCTGAGAGTATGATAAGTGAAGCTCACGCTTCTTTTGTATCATGCTCTCAGGTATTTTTTGCTTGTGGCTCGTACTTCCAGAATAAAGTTCAACGCTCATAGTTTTCTATAGCGGCAGCGTATGGTTCTATTGTCTGTGTTTGACTTTTCCATTCTCTGTCACTATCCCTATATGTGTACTTGCAACTGAATGTTGTAAGTATGGCTAGTATTGGATTTTTTATTCCGTGCAGAATGGAAGATTTACAAGAGATAAAAGGTTTCTTGGGAATTGATGGTAGGATACTTTTGAAACAAGGTGATGCTATCGAGTGTTTACGTCAGTTACCAACAGATTCTGTGGATTTAATAATAACGGATCCACCCTATAATTTGGGCTTATTCATGAAAAAGCGTGGTACAAATATGAATAAGCTTCGAGATGGTCATTTTGCTGCATCTGGTTGGGATGACCTAGACTTTGTGGAATGGACTCAGCAAATGGACATGCTTTTTCATGAATGCAATCGTGTCTTGAAAAAGCGTGGCTCGTTGATTGTTTTTATGTCTATCATTAAAGTCGAAACAATAATAAACTTCACTAGTGTCCCGTTAAAACGAGACGATTATTAAATAAGTTATTAATACTCAAAAGTTTACGGACTTTTTATAGTGT